ATGAAATAGCTGGAATTCAAGCATTTCAACCTGGTACTCAATCTAAAACTCAAAGACTTGAATCTGCTTCATTATATATGACAAATGTAGTATTTGTTCAACAAAATTATGATAAATTTACAAGTTCTTATACTTTATCTGATAATTTAAAAAATCTTAAAGATAGATTAATTAATTTTCCATTTGTTACACATGATGATATAATAGATGCATTTTCAATGTTATTATTATTTGTATTTTTAGATAAAAGATTTATGGTTTATGGAAGAGCATTTAATGATTCTAATATTATTGATTTAAGTAAATCTAATTTAGCTTTAACATATTCTATGATTTTCTTTAATAAAGAAGGAGATATATGGAAAGCTTCTGAAATTGCTGTAAATTATGGAGTTCAAACAAAATTAGTAGTTAAAAGAGAAATTAGATTTAAAGCTAGTATTGAAGAAGGTTTACAAAAATTAAAAGAATTTGGAATTAATAAAAATATTTTTATTGATTGCAGTTTTGAAGATTCTTTAAGAGGTATGCATTCTAAAGGATATACTGTTGAAAGATATAATATTGAAGATTTTGAACAATCAGTTGCTCAATTAAATTTAGCATTTTCTAAAAAAGTTGTATTAATTGAAAAAACTTGTAGATTAACATTTGGTGATATTTCTAATTTTAAATTCTCAAAGAATAAGGATGATACAGTAAAGTATAATACTCAGAAAGATGGATTAGTTTCATGTATAAGAGTAGCATTAAAATATTTTGGAGGTATTGGATAATTGATTTTAGAGAAAGTTAATTTATAATTATATTACTTTTAAAAGTTAACGCTCTCTAAAATCAGTTTTAAAAAAGATTATTATGAATTTTATTATTAAAAACAAAATTTTATTTTATTTTCTTCAATGGACTTGGGGAATATTAATGAATCTATTTGGATTAATTATTTCATTTATATTTTTAATTAGTGGTCATAAACCTGAAAAATTTGGGCCATATATTTATTATAGATGTAAAAAATTAGATGGGTTTGGATTTGAAGCAGGAATGTTCTTTGTTATTGGAAAAACATCAGATTCTTGTAAACAACATGAAGGTGGACATGGACTTCAAAATATAATATTTGGGCCTCTTACTCCATTTATTATATCTATACCATCTGTAATTAGATATTGGTATAGAGATTTTAAATATTATAGAAAACATATTGCTCCAAAAAATAGTTATGATGATATTTGGTTTGAAGGACAAGCTACTAGTTGGGGCAAAAAATATTTAAATTTTTAGATTTTTTCAAAAATATTTCAAAAAAGTATTTACAAACCTTTAAAATCGTGATATAATAGTATTGTAAAATAAATTATATATTTTACATCAACAAAAATTATCATATTAAAGGGGAGAGAAAATGAAAAATTTAAAAGTTGAAAATTTAAAAAATTTAAAAAAGGTTATTGAAGAATTGAATCAACCTACTTACGATGAAGATTTAGGTAAAATCGAAAGTTTATTTCATTTTGTTATTAAAGAAAGAACTGATTTATCAGGACATTCAGAAATTGTAGTATATGATGAAAATGAATGCTATAATATCGATTATGAAGAAGAACTTAACGCTTTATCTTATGAAGCAGCAAAAGAATTTGGATTTGAATTTGTACCTCAAAAGGATACTATTCTTCCAAAATTAGAAGAAGCTATTCGAAAAGATTTAAAAAATCCTGATGCTTATTTAGAACATTATGATTCAGTCATTATGACTATCTGCTTTTAGGAGGTAGTCATAATGTTAACAATCAATTCTAATATTCAAAAATTTGAAAAAATAATTAATAAAGGTTATGAATTAGTTAATAATATTTGGGAAATTGAACATTTATGTATTTTTAAAAAATGTTCAGGAAAATCAAATAATGGTAAATGTAGAAAATTAGATTTAAATAGATATGAAATTTCAATTAATGAAAATTTAGTTAATGAAGAAGATGTATTAGAAGTAGTAGTTCATGAATTACTTCATTCTTATCCAGATGTATTTTCACAAGGACATAAAGGAGAATGGAAAATAAGAGCTTCTAAAATTTATAAAGAATATGGAATAAAAGTTCAAAGAACTAATTCTTTTCTTAAAATAATCCCAGAAAATAAAGTAAGAAAAGAATATTATTTTGAATGTTTTAATTGTAATAGAACTTGGACCTATCATAAACATCCTAAATGGTATAAGGATATAGAAAATGTAAAATGTCCTCATTGTAAAACTAAATCCATAGTAGAATTTATTAAAGGAGATACAATTATCTTATGATAAATGATGCAATAATTACAAATCCTAATGATGAATTATATGATTTACAACAAAAATATAATGTAAAAATAAGTAGAAGTAATTCTTCAAATGCAGTATATGTTTTTAGAAATAGAAATTATATAATTAGAATTGGTCATTGGATTCCTGAAAATCAAAATCATATTAAAAATTTTACAGAAAATATTGTAAGAGATAAAGTTAATAAAAATGTAGTAGAAAAAGTTATAAAACAATTTTTCTAAATTGTTTTAAATATATGGTTTGTCACCTCTTCATGACAATAAACTGAAGCTCTGAACAGAAACGACATAGAACTCTAAGTAAGGTAAGATAAGTTAATAGGTATCGTTTTCCATTAGCTTTAATTTTATTTAAGGAAATATTTATGAGTATTTATAATAAATTATATGATTGGCAAAAAAATATAATAGATAAATATAAAGATAGAAATTCTTTAGGATTATACTTAGATATGGGATTAGGTAAGACTCCATTATCTTTAGCTTTATCTGAAGTAAATAATTGTGATAAAATTTTAATTATTACAATTAATTCTAAAATAGATGAAGATGAAACAGTTAATGGTTCTTTTCCATATTGGATAAAAATGTTTGATGGAGATTTCAAAATTCTCAAAAAAGGTTCAAAATTTGACCTAGAATGTATTTCAAAATGTTGTATGATAGTCAATTATGAGTACCTTTTTGAAAGAAGTAAAGACAAAAAAGTAAAGGTCCAAATCAGAAAAGAAATTTTAGATTTCTTAAATTCTTGTAAAAATCAATGTCTCTCCTTAATAATTGATGAGTCACAAAAAATGAAATCTCCATCAAGCATGCAAACTTTAAGTATCCAAAAAATTCAAAAATTAGGTAAATCTATAGCAAATAATGTTTATTCATATTTATTATCAGGAACTCCTTTTACTCAAGGATATATTGATTTATTTACACAATTAAAATTTTTAGGATATGAAATTACTAAAACTCAATTTGTTGATAATTTTTGTATAAAAGGAAATTTACCAGGTTTATTAGGATGGCAACAACCTATAGTAGGATATAAAAATTTAAATTTATTATATGATATTATTCATAGATATGCTATTACTATTAAATCAAATGAAGTTATTAATTTACCAGATAAAATATTTAAATATATTAAATGTCCAATAACAAAAGAATTTAAATTATTTGATAATGAAAAAGAAGATAATGTATATTATCATAATATTGATTATCCAGATGACAAATATTTTTGTACAAAACCAGGAATAACATGGTTAAGAGCAAGACAATTATCAATTGGTTTTCAAGGAAATTCTGAAGATTATACATGGTATAATAAAGAAAGATTAAATAAATTAAAAGAATTTTTAAAAGAAAATAAAGATAATTATATTTTATTTTATAATTTTACACCAGAATTATTTTCAATATTTGATATTTGTGAAGAATTAGATTATAATATAGATGTATATTGTGGAGAAATAAAATCAATGTATTTCTATGAAAAATATAAAAATTTATCAGAAGAAGAAAAATTAGTTAATAAAAATAATATTATTTTAGTTAATTTTGCTTCTGGAGCAATTGGAAAAAATTGGCAGGAATATAACAAATGTATAATGTTTTCTATTCCTCTTTATAAAGATTATGAACAATCTTTGAAAAGAATAAATCGAATAGGACAAAAAGAAACATGTTTTTATTATATTTTTTATCAATCTAATTGGTTAGATTATTCGATGAAATATTCTCTTGATTCAAAAGTTCAATATAACGAAGACTTATTTATTAAGTATCAAAATGAAAAATACAGCTCAAAATTTGACATAGAATAAATTTAAATTGGAAAGTTATATAATTATATTAGAAAGGATATATAATATTATATGTCATATACTACTCCAGAAAAAAAAGTTCAAAATAAAATTATTGAACATTTAAAACATCTTAGAAAATTAGGATATCCAATAGAATTTGAAAGAAGACAAGCTGGAGGATTTAATTATGATAAAGGTAAACCAGATATTTGGATAATATATAATGGAATTCATATTGAAGTTGAAGTAAAACAAAAAGAAGGACATTTAAGTATTAATCAAATTAAATGGAAAGATAGATTTGAAAAAATAAATTGCAAATATATACTTGTTGATTCATATGAAGATTTTTTAGTTAAATTTTCAGAATCTCTCCGATGATAAAGAAAAAGACTTACTTTCATTATGATTGTAAGTCTTTTTCTCTTTGAACTTAAGGAAATATAGTAAAATATGGAAAACAATTGATTTTTAATTAAAAGTTAATTTACCAATTGTTAATTCCCAAGTTTGATAATCAGATTCCGTTTTTATTTCTTGATTAGGAATCTTTATAAATAATGCATCTTGACCTGAAGCAATTTCATTACCTAAACTATCTTGTAAAGATAATTGACATCCTTCTGTAAAGTCATGACTATAAAATAAATTTACAATTGTTTTAAATTTTGCAACTTTATCACTCATTTGGTGAATAGTAATAGAAGCTTTACCAGTTCTATTTAAATTAATTTCATGAACCCAAGAACCAGTATAATCTCCTCTAGTACTAACCATATCTTGATTATATTCAAGTGTAATAGAATCTAAATATGAACCTTCACCACCAATTACTAAATTCTGATTATTTCCTAAACCAACTAATGTAGCAAATTCTTCTGGAAGTTTAATTGCTAATAAATAATCTGCTAAACAATATTTTATTCCATTCATGCTATACTACCTCCAACTTTTCCTTTTACTGTAACTTTTCTTATAGTATATGAATCAGCTAAAAATACATAAATATCTGGACATTTATGAGCAGCTAATTCAGAAGCAGTTAATGTTGAATATGGTAAAATCGAAATATAGTATCCTTTAATTAAAGGAGTACCTTGTTCAATTAAAGTATAAGTTACTCCACCTTTACTAACTGTAACACTTTGAGCAGTCCAAATTTTATCAGTTGTTAAATAACCATTTGCAAGATATTTATTTAATTCTTGAGAAATTGTACCATATAAAGCAGTTGTAGCATCTTTTCCTTTTAATTTTTGAGCTAAAGTATTAAATACTACTTGTGATAAAGTTTGATGACATACTATTAAAGCAAATCTATTAACTATACTTTCTCCATTAGATAAATCTCCACCTACATTTCTAATTGTATCTGAAAATTTAATATCTACATTACCATGATTAGTTAATGCATTATCAACAATTGAATTCATAGAAGTAGGATTAGTTGGAAAATATACATTTTCTGGAGTAAATGCATAATCTTGAACTGTTTCATTTCCATAGAAATCAATTTGATTTAGATATGCAGCAATTGTCATTTCTTCTCCAATACCATTAGTTGTATCAATTAATTTAACAGCTACATGACTTGAAACATGTGTACTTAAATTTGTAGCAAATGGAGCATTAGCAATAAATATTTTTTCATTAACTCCATAAACTTGTAATACCCCAGATTCAGTCCAAGCATCATATTGAGCAGCTAAAACTTCTATTAATTCTAAATTATTTACAGAATCTATTGCAACTAAAATATAATTATTATCTAATGCTTTAATTAATGGAAGTAAAGTAGTAGGTTCTATATCAGCTACTTTAACAATATATAATTTAATTCCTCCATTTTTAAAGTAAGAATTTGCATATTTATATAATGACATTGAAGAAGTAACTGTAACAGGTAATTCATCAATAGAACTATAAAAATCAGTTGTTATATTTTCATTAGTAGTAAATAATACTGTAACTTCTCTAGTGGAATCAATTTGCTTGACTACATCAGTTGTGATATCAATATCAACAAACTTTCTAATATCTACAACATCCATTTTAAGTTAATTCCTTTCTAAATATTTTCAATAATTTTATTACCGATAACTCTCGGTTCATAATCATTTGTTATTTGAGAAAATTCATATTTAACAGAAACATATAAATCAAAATCACTTCTAATCCACATGATATTATTTATAAATTCATTAATAGTATTTTTATTATCAATTTTAACAATTAATATACCTTTTTCTAATAATGAACTTTTTACAGGTTGAGTTAATAATCTTGAACATAATTTGTTTCTAACTAAATCTGAACCATCTCCATAAATATATACTTTGATTCTATAAGAAACATAATTTATTATTTTATCAGAATTATTAATTACTTCTGATTGAGATAAATTATTTCTAGAATCATCATCTTTTTCTTTTTCAAAAACAATAAATGTATCAGTATGAGTAAAAGAATCCCAAAGTTTATTATCACTATCAGCAACAACTTTTCTTAAATCTTGTCCATTTAAACTTATTCCATTTAAAACATAATTTAATGCTAATTCTGATTGAGTACTTAACTCATTTCTAATAAATTTATCAATATCTAATGGAGAAGTAGTAACTTTATTTTCAATCATATAATTATATCTCCATTCAAATATTTATAATACTCTAATAAATCTTTATGAAGATTTAAATCAGTTTGAGATAAAGTACATTCTCGTACTCCCCATTCATCATAATCTTGATATTCTGTTACCCAAAGCCATTTATCTTTATAATTAATAAAATCTCCTATATTAATTCTATATAAACTTTTACAATAAAATTTATATTCAACTTGTTCAATATTTCCTTCGTTTTTTTGAATTATTCTAGTTCCTTGAGGTTGAAGAGACCCATTAATATCTTTTTTGGTATAAGAATTTGTCATTCTTCCATAATCATCTAATGATTTTCCAGAATTTACATACCAATCATATGTAAATCTAAACTCTTCAATTGCATCAAAGAAATAAGTAGGGTCAATTACATGATTTTGATAATTAGCCATTATTATCATTCCTTGGAATAAATGGAGATTTAATAGGAGGATAATCTGGACCAGATGTAACAACCATAATTGAAGGAACTGATTTTGTTTGAAGTAAAGCCATTAAAGCTGCTCCAAATGAAGTTTGATTCCAGAATGTAGCTTCTTTATCACTAATAACAGTTTTGTCAATATCATAATCTTTTGAGAAAGAACCAACAGAAGCATGAGATAATATACCTTTTATAGTTCCTCCTCCTGCAATTTCTTGCAATGTTGCACCACTTGGAGCACCTAAATTATTTGCTATTAATTGTAAATAATGAGCTATTGCATAACTCATAGCTAATTTCCAATCAGTTCCAAAGATAGATTTAAATATTTTAGCATTTACTATTTCATAAATTTCATTAAAATATGCTTGTCCTTCTTCAGTAGCCATAAATTTAGTATATTGTGGCATCCATATTAAGAAATTTTGTATTGTGAACGGAGGATTTTCTCTATTTAAAATAGTTCCATATATAGCCATTTTTATTATTTTCCTCCCTATTTTATATTAAAAATTAATTCTAGAGAACTTTATTTTTTTAAACCTTAATAATTATTAATAAAGTTTTCTTAAAGTCCTCTAGAATTTATCAAGAAAGGAAGAGGTATTACTCAGCGTCAGCAGTAGTAGTGAAATCCCAATATGTTACAATACCAAATTGATTAGCATCAGTGTTGTATGGTAATTGAACATCTGAAATTTGACCAGCAAATGCAGAAGTATATGCCATTCTTTCGATATTAGGCATAGTTACATAATGTTGCATTGGATGAGGAATATCAATTCTAACATATCTCTTATCTTTCTTATAAGCAACGATACGACCAGCACTATATGTGCCTAATGTATCTAATTGTGGACGAGAAGCAAATGTAACTTTAACTTCTTCCCCAGTTTCATCAATTGCAAGATTGTGTTCTTTAATAAATGAACGAAGTGTGTTAGTATATAATTCACTATAACGACTTGATAAATCTTTACCAACAAATGTTGGGAATAGAATTGTATCAGGTAATACAGAAATACTATATCCACCATTAATTAAATACATTTCGAAGATACCATTGAAGAATGATACTAAAACATCATCATTCATACCTTCAAAGCCTTGACCAGTTGTAGTACTGTTATCGATAGCAGTAACCATAACTTTATCACTATTGAATAAACCAGTTCCACCATTAATTCCAGTGTAAGCAACTTTTTGTGCAAATAAATCCCAACCAGCAATGATAATATCTTTATAGATTTCTTCAATTGATTTAGAGATTTCAATCTTTTTCATCTTTTCTAATTCAATGAAACGTAAATCATAAGCTACTTCCCAAGTGTAAACATTAACTCTCTTTTGATTTAAACCAGCGTTAATTCTTGGAATAATATTAGCATTATTACCAACTAAGTTGAATTCATTCATAATACCAGACCAATCAACTTCATAATGAGTTACATAGTCTACAAATCCTCCACCGATATCTTGAGGAATATCTTTATGATAAGTTACATTAGATACAGGTTCAACTAATTCTGTATATAATTTTGATAATTTAGTAGTTAAAAATGCAAAGTTAGCATCATGTACTTTAACATTTTCAATAAAATTACCAGCGATTTTAGAACCAAATGAATCTTTTAATGAGAAACATTTACCACGTTTTTTAGCAGGAACGCTATCAATATAAAAATTCTTTGTTACTTGTTCAGCATTAAATCCGTACATTATTTTTCTCCTTTCAATTATTTAACTAAAATTTCAGCTACAATATCATCACCATGTTTTTCAACTTTACCAGTGAAAATAACATTTGGTAATGTAGTAGTATTTGTTGTAACACTTGATGTAGTTAAAGTACCATCAGATAAATAAACTTTAACTACTGAATTAGGAACGATATCAGCAAGAACTGCTGTTTCATTTAATTTAACAGCTAAATAACTGTTAGGAGCAACTAAGTTGAATGCTTCTCCTGGATAAACTTTAACATCTCCACTAGGATAATCAGCTAATTTAACATTTGTTGCAAGAACAAAACCAGCTAATTTTTCAACTGCTGCAGCACTAGCAACTTTCTTATAATAACCAGCTGTGTCACCAAACATAACTAAATCTCCGAAGTGTACAGGGTCAGTACCTTGTAAAACTGCAGGAAAAACGTTATATTTGTCAGATTCAGTAGGATAACCTACTTTAAACATAGGAATTGGATTTTTTGAATTAAAAAATAAACTCATTTCATGTTCTCCTTCTTTTTAATTATTTAAATCTCTTAGCCCATTGTTGAGCAATTTCTGCTTCTCTATCATCGATGTCATCGATAGAGTCTTCAATCTTAACTTCATTAGAATTAGCTGAATCTTTAATTCCTTTTTTCTTAGAATCACAAGGTTTAGCAGTATCAACTACTTCTTCTTCCTCTTCTAAATTTTCTTCTTCTAAAGTTTCATCTTCTTCTAATTCTTCATCATCATCTTCCATAGCTTCAGCATTTCTTTCAGCAAGAAGAGCACGTAAAGCAGTAATTTCTTCATCAGTTAAAGGAGCAACTTGTTCAACTGGAGCTTCAGGAGTTTCTTCAACAGCAACTTCTTCAATATCATCATCTTGAACAGTCTCTTCAACTTCTTTTACTTCATACTCTTTACCATCATCGTCTTTAATACGATACATTTTAGCCATAAGTAAATAATTCTCCTTTTCTGTATATTTATTATATTATAAATTATTTAAAAGATATAACTAAATTTTAACTAATTGACATGTAATACTTCTAGCAAGTTGTCCTGTATCAAACAATGGATGATTTCCTTTTTTTCTTTTTGCTACTGAAGGAGCATTTGCTTCAAGTCTTCCATCATTTAAATAAATTATATCTCTTGCATAATTTTGTAACCTAGTACATAATTTTTTTAACTCTGATTCAATTTCTTTTTCTTTCCAATTATCATTTAAAACTTTATCAATAATTTTATTAATTGTTTTATTTAATAATTTATCTCTACAATAACTTATTGTCATATCTAAAACGGGACGAGGAGGAATTCTTCCAGGAGAACCATTTTCATGAATATACATAAGTTCTGCATTAGTTAATCCTAAAGAAATTTTTTCCTCTTCATCTTTTCTTTCTTTATCACTTGAAAAAACTCCAATTTCAATTCGATATTTATTTAATATTTCTAAAATTTTAAATTCTTCATTTAGCATTTCGTTTAGTTAATAAATTGTAATCAGCTATTATTCCATCAACTAATTCTCTAACTGGACCTTCAATTTTGATATAATCAATATCTAAATCATCACAAGCTTTTCTTACTTTCATTAAAACATAAGTCATTTTATCAATTCCTTCTCCAGAATTATATTTATCTTCTGCTTCTTGAATTGCTTTTTTAACAACTGGTGTTAATTCAGTAACCCAATTAACTAATTGTTTAACATTTCCATTTTTAATAGCTTTAATAGTTGCATAAACTAATCCTGCAACAGTTTCAACAATTAGTAAAATTAAATAAACTATATTTAATACTTCCATATTTTATATTCCTTTCTATTAATCAGCAATATGAGTAACATCTTTAGAATTAAATACCCATTCTCCCTCAGTGTAATCATAAGAAATTGTTTCTACATTTTCACAATCAGTGTAAGTTAAACAAATTCCTTGATGAGGTTGTTTGTAAGAAACAATATAAGCATGTTTGTTACCATTTTCATTTTTAACAACAATTTGTCCACAAGTTAAATTTTCAATTTGTTCTGTAGTTAAAGCAGTTAAATCTTCAAATTCTAATAATTTAATAGATTCAGCTTTTCCAGCAAAAGTTCTGTTCGCAGTACTTCTAATTAATGGTTTCATTTCTTTTTATCTCCTTTTTCTTTTAAATTATCTATTTCACAATCGACTTTGACAAAATGTTTGTCATGTTCTTCGATTTTTTGACCATGAGAATTAACAGTATTATTAATATTTTCATACTTTTCAGATAAATTATTAACTGAATTAGTAAGTTTATTAATACTAGTAACTAATTTAACTAGAGGTGTAACTATTGCAATTAAAGTTGCAATACTAACAATTAACATTCCTATGAAATAAATTTTTTCATCCATATGTTACTCCTTTTTCAATAACTGAAAGAATAATTTGTGTTATAGTCATATATTATCACGCTTTTTCGTATGCAAGAAGTACGTTTTTCATAGCAGCTTGGAATGTAGTAGCATCAGTATAGTTGTTATCATACACATAAATCTTTCCATCATTATAAATGAAGAAATTCATACCGCCACTATTATCATTTTTATATTTCGTGCAAAGTGCGTTAGGCATAAACTGAACATCGTGTTTTACATCAGAAGGAAGAGTTGCGTAAAATCTCGGATAATATGTGTCATATCCCCAAGTTAATTCGCCCATATCAAGATAATTTGTGTTTCTAAAATCAAGTGTTCCACCACCTGCAACTACATTTGCTACTAATTGATGTCTTAACGTACCCCCTACATTTTCTTTCATAATAGCATAGATGTTATCTGCTTTATCATCAACTACTTCTAAATCAGTTTTCTTTGCTAAATTAGTAACATCACCATTAACATAGTTATTTAAGTCATCGATTATTAGCGAGTAATCGGCAGGATAGAATATTTTCCAACCCTGTGGTATAGCAACTAAATTACCATCAGTATCAAGAGATGCTTGTGTGCCATAGTCATCAACATCAATAATCTCATCGAAAGGAGTGCCTTGTTCTGTTGTTGGTGTTGCAAGTTCGTAATGTAAAGTTCCTGTGATATCACTTGCCGAAGCCCAATCACTATTAGCAACATATAAAACACCATTATGATAAGACATTTGTTTTTTACTTGCATCTAATGTATCAGCGTTTGGTATTGCAGTAAGTTTATCACAAGTACCATTAAAAGCAACTGATGTGGCAACATCTTTTATTAAATTGAATGGAGCACTATATTTATTTGTTGCATATTGTGTAAAGTTTAAAGTAGCCAAATCTACATCATCTACATTTCTATCAATAAGTCCACTATTATATTTTCTATCTCTCGCTTTACCAGCACTCCTTAATACTTCTGTACCTGTATCATAGCGATATTTAACGAAAGGAGCATATTCACCATCTCTTTCAGCATCCCAAGATAAGTTGATACAAATGTCATTGTTATATATTGTACCATAAGAAGATGACATTGTAAATCTAACAAACGTACAATTATTAGGAATAACAAATGTATTATTTTCAGAGAGATATTTTGCTTCAATAAAGTTTTTATTTTCATCATAATAGAAATATCTACCACCCTGTCCTGCAGGACATTTAGTGTAATATGTTGTATTAGGAATTACACGAATATAATTTTTGCTACGAATTGAATTGGTGACAGTATTATCATTAGCACCTGTTGTTGTGTTTATTCCACCAACTTCCCAAATCTCATCCCATTGGTTAAATCTTATACTCTCTAAATATCTTGCATTACTATTTGCTATTTCGCCTGTGTTATATGCAAGAGAGCCATTATAGTAATTGATAAATGTTTCTGGATGTGATAGTAAATAACTTGGGATATTATCGTTACCGCTAAACCATTGAGTTAGGTCGATTAAATATACATCTTTTACTTGAATTTCATTCCAGTCACTATCTCTTGTATCTGACACTTGAATATATCCAACGTTTCCTGCTAAAACATATTCACCTGTATAATTTACTAATACAAATTTTTGTGAGAATGATGTTCCAAAAGTGACTAATGATGTTCCATATATATCGGCAGTATTATTTAATCTAATTTCCACTTTATCATTAGTAGTTGCACACTTGCCAGTTAGCATTATCAAATATTTATGATTTGGTACTAATGGCATTTTTGAATTTATATCAGCATTTAACCCACCATTTTGTGCAGTAGCAGTAAATGTTGCTACCCCATCTACAATAGTTCCATTTGTATTATTTCTAAATGTAGAGTTTTCTGAATTTATTGTTTGCACTAATTGATTTTTAACAACCGTGTTGCCTTGTTTTTCTAACTGCTTTGCTTTTGGTGCGGTTGGTGTTGATGTGGTATTATTCTCTGTTCCTGTTCCCTGAAAGATAAATGGTGTTTCTTGTACACTACCACTATTTTCACTTACATTTTCTAATTGCTCTGCTAATTCAGCTTTAGCAACAGGAGTTCTACCATCAATTATCTTATTTAATTCTTCAGTAATAACTTTATTTTGAAGTGGATTAGTAGATTCAAGACTTAATTCAGTATCTACTGTAACTGTGCCTGTTGGCACATCTGCTTTAATTACATCTCCATCTTCATTAATACCTAAAATTTTAACTGCATTTCCAGTATCAATATCTTCACCATTAATTGCATCTGCTGGTTTTTCCCAAGTATAGTTATTATTTCCATCTGAAACTGGAACTGTACCAGCTTGAGAATCACCAACTTTTACAGCATCTTTTGTTTTTTCTTCTAATTCTTTAATACGATTATCAAATGTTTCTTCTGATTTTCTTGCAAAACTTCTATTAGAAACACTTCTTATAGTTGACCTATTATATTTCATTTATAATTGTCCTCCTAAAAATGTATTTATAATATCTCTATCTCGATATTCTTCTTTAGTATTATTATTGACAGCTACTATTTCATCCCCTTTTCCAATTAACAATATTATATCATTTTCTTGGGAATGCTTAACTGCATATTTAATAGCTTCAATTCTATTTTCTATAATCTCATATCCTTCAATTAATGAAGTCATTTGGTCTAATGCTTCTTCTTCATTTCCAGTATATCTACCATATTTAGTAAATATAACTAATCTAGAATAAAATTTAAATATTAATCCTTTTCTTGAACGATATGTTTTAATTAATTCTGTAATTTCTTTTTCTTTATCAAAATTATAAGTACATACTACAGAAATTACTCTATTTCTATCTAAATTTTTAAGAATAGGCCATAAACATTCTACTCCATTATATCCAGAATCTATAATTACATGTCTTTTATTAACATATAAATATTCTAATCTTCCTGGAATAACAATATTTGATAATGCTTTTCTAAAAGTTTCTTCATCTAAAATATTTAAAGCTTTTAAACAAGAAGCAACACATTCAATATTTTCTATATTTAATTTACCAATTAAATTAGTATCTATGAAATCTTTAAATATATTTAATTTTACACTTAGAAGTAATCCATCTCTTAATTTAAATTCTTCTGTATAAATATCACTATCAAAATTTCCATATGATAAAATAGATTCTTTATCTTCAACTTTATCAAAAAACATTGTAGAATTTTTATTTAATACTTTATGTTTTGATTTAGTAATATTAAATAGATTTAATTTACCATTTAAATACTCTTCGTCTGATTTAAAAGATTGAACTACTCCTAATTTAAAATTAGTTAATCCCATTACATCAAATATATCTTTATCATAAGCATGAACATAACCACCTTCAGCAGTTAATTCATAAACAATATATTTAGCAGGATATTTATTTAAAATTTCTAATACTTTTTTCTTATCTAACAATATAGTAGATGTAATTTCTTGTTGTACTATTTGTTTATTATAATATATACCACTAGTTGTAAAAGATATAACATTTTCATTTAATTCTAAAAAATATTTATGTAACATTAAACAAGTTGATGTCTTTCCAACTGTGCCTGTAATACCAATAACTTTATAATTTCTGTTCATTTTCTATATTTCCTTTACTTTTTATATTTTATTCTAATGTACCAACTACTCCAGCAATTTCTACATCTTTTTTAATATTTTCTGGAAGTAAAGTATCAGGTTTAGTGATTTCTACTTCACTTAATACTTTTCCACTATCTGGATAAACAGTTTGATTTCCATCTTCTAAATCTAAAGTAACAGTTTTAGATTGTTCTTCTTTAGCTCTTTCAATATATTTTTGTTTCGCTGAAGCATAAGGTTCATCATCTATTGTAAAAGTTGTAGAACCATCTGCATTTGTAATGAATTTTCCTTCTTTCATTTAAATCTCCCTTCTAAAAGTGATTTTAGAGAATGTTAACTTTTAAAACATTAATAAAATATAATTAACATTCTCTTATATTAATCGTAGAAATAAACTACATGTTTTTTATTATCATCAGATAATTTTTGAGCATTACCTAATTCAGTATAATTTCCTTGAGGATAATCTAACCAACAATTTTTGATAATTGGATTAGTTTCTCCAACTACTAAAGCAACTTTACCATTATCAAATTTATATAATCCACAAGGTTTTCCATAATGTAATCTTGCTTCTTCAGATGTTTCTATTTCATTTGCTTTACCAAATATTTTAGGATTTTCTCCAGTATAATTTTTTGATTGTTTAACTTGTTCAAATTTAACATCTTTTACTTTAGAATCTTTATATTTATTTAATTTATTAATAACTTGAATTAATTTAATATGTTTAGTATTAATAGAATCTTTATATTTAATTTCATTTTTTAACCAATTTAAATCTAAATGATAACCGTCCCATTCATAAGAATATTTGTCTTCAACACCTAATTTTCTAGCAATATCAGCAATTTCTCTAGCACTTGAAGATTGTATATCATTCTTTTTAATATCATAATAAGTATTAGGGTATTTACCACTATTTACTAAATTTTTAATTTTATTTTTATCAATAGAATCTTTAACAGAATCTTCAGCTTTAATTGCAACTGCTGCATTTTTCTTAGAATTAGTCATGATTTTATATTTACCATCTTCTGACATATGATGGAAACCATAACCTTCTTTTCTTAATTCTTCTTCAGTTTTATTAACTAATTGGAAAGTTCCTCTTGGAGTTTTAACAATTTCATCTTTTGTTTTTGAATCTTTTTTCGGACCTCTAATAGAATCAACATATTGAACAGAGGATAAACTTGTAGACATTAAACCTAAACTTCTTAAATCTTCTACAACACCAGAAACATTTCCATTTAATTCTACTTTTAATTCTGTAGGAGAACTTTTTAAAATTTTATATTTTGTATTTAATGATTTACAAATAAAATCTAAATCTTGTTTATTTTTTTCAGTTTTAATCCATACAGTTATTCTTGCTTTTCGAGAATTTTCATCTTTAACCGAATCTGTAAAATTAATTTCTGATACTCTTACTGGACCATCTTTAAAAACAAATTCTCCATTTTTCTTAATCCACATTACCCAAACATTGTAAGTACCTTTACCTGACATTGCTACCCAATCTTTAAATTGTTTAAAGCTATCAAATTCTTGAGTGTTCCATTGATTATTACCTTGTTCTTTAAATCTAATTAATAAAGGTTCTTTTGCATCTTTAACTTCTTCTTCCATTGAATCATCAATTTTTTGTCCATTTACATAATGATAATAAATATCCATATCATTAGGACTTTCAATAATAAATCCTCGTTTATGATATTTATTTCCATAATTTATAGCTTCTTTTAAAGAATTAAAATCTTGAGGAGCTGACCCATCATCTGGAAAAACAGTAAATATTTTAGCATCTTTAACAATTGAATCTTCAATATCTCCAGCAAAATCTCTTTCTCTATAAAGAAAATCTGGATGTAAGTCATAATCTAAATAATCTGCATATCGTCTTAAATTAGATTTAGAACCTCTAATAACTAAATTTGTATATCCTTGAAATTTATTTTTACCAATGAATTCTAATCCAAACTTCTTACAATCTGATTTATAATTTCCCATTGCTGGTTCATCTGGGAATAAATATAAATATTCATTTCCTTTTGGTTTATATTCATGTGCATCTTCGACTGTATCTTCGTCTAATATTTTTTTATTATCATAGTCATATTTTTTAATTTGATAATTATTTAAATCAAGTGATTTTGCATATTTATCAGCTTCTTCTGGTTTATTAAAGCATTGAACAAATTCTGACCAAGGACCATATAATTTATCATCCCATCCTACATATTTATTATTAGTTTTAATAACATAATAAATTTTTGAATCTTTAACAATTGAATCTTCAACTTCTTCTAATTCTTTAATTCTTTTTTGTAATTCTTGTAATGAACATCCTATATTTCTTTTATCTTGAGAGCTCATGTAATTCCAATTTCTAACATATCTTCTCATTTCAGATAAAGCATTTTTAACAAATTCTTTATCTTTTTTATCATTTTCAGAATAATAAGAATCTTCTACTGAATCTTTTGTATCATCTGCTACCCACATCTTATCTAAATCTACTCCTGCAGAAATGAATTTATCATCTTGATAACCAAAATTCCATGTAACAGGAATATCTGAATGACGAGCACCAGTTTCATGATACTTATCTTCAAATCTATCGATTTCAGCAACTAATTTATCAACAGGTCTTTTCCAATCTTTTTCTTCATATTGTTTAGTTGATAAAATTTGATAGTGAGTATCTCCAAAATAAGTTGGATGTTGACTAACAATTTTGAAAAGTCCTCCTGAAGTTAGAACTCTTTCAAATTCTCTCTTAATGTTGTCTGGAACTTTAACTAATTTTCCCATTATTTTTAACTCCTTTTTATTTTTTATTTAATTGTCTAATATATGCTTTTGCTTCTTCTAGTGTATCAAAACAATACCTTTTATCATTATTTCCATCTACTGAATAATGTCCATCATCATAATAACTAAAAAATACTTCTTCAATTGTATGACCTCGATATTTCATTGACCAATCTTTAATTTTTTTAATATTTTTAACTAATCTAATAGCCTTATTTTCATCAAATACTGAATCTTTAATAGAATTAACAAATTCATTAACTGCTTTAGTAAATTTTTGATTTATTTTACTATTTAAATAAGATTTTGCAATTTGTTTATATTTAGAATAATATTTTTTAGTTTCAGTTAAATCTAAATCTTTATCATTAATATCTGCTAAATAATCTTTCTTTAATTCTATTAATTGTCCTACTAAAATATCTACATCTTCATCAGAACCAGTTTTCATAACAGTTTTAAATGTATCTAATAATTCATCTTGAGAAATTCTGTTACCATAAGTATTATGAGCAGGAATTCTTCTTCCTTTATTAAAATATGGAGCATCTTGAATAGAATCTTTTCTTTCCCAATATGAATTAGCAACTGCAAATCTTTGTTTTCTATCAGGATATTCAGATTCTGTTTCTCTCATAAATCTTTGTAAGAAATCTTCTTTAGTTTCTCCTTCTTTAGGATTTACATCATGAATTTCAGTATTACTTACTTCTTCTTTAATTCTTCTTAATTCTTCTAAATGTTCAATTTCTTCTTGCATAATATGAGCATATAATTTCTTTTCTTGAACTGAAGCATTTTTCATAGATTCTTCATAAGCTTTAATTGCTTCTTCTTCATCTGAAATTAATTTATCAATTGAATTCATATCATCTTTAATAGAATCTTTAACGTCTCCATTAATTACTAATTCTTCTAATACAACTTCCATTGCTTGGTCTGTATTCCAATTATCTCTATTTTGATTAAATACTTTTTCTATTTTATTATAAAGTTTTTCAGGACTAATTCCATATCTGAATGCATATTTTCTAACAGTTTCCCATTGACCAGAACTAAGAATTCCATGTCCGTCTTTAACAATTGAATCATAAGAACCTCTCATAGGGTTTCCTATTGCTTTTCTAAATTCGTTTAAGGCATCAATTCTTTTTCTTCTATTTTCAGAACTTCTAGTTCTTTTTTCTCTTTTTTCTGCTTCCATTTTTATTTTATATTTTTCTAAAGCATTTTTACATTCATTTTCTGATAATTTTTCAATATATTCTTCTCTTTCAAATTCACTATAATCATGATTTTTTTTCATCAATAATAATAATTCATCTTTATAACTATCTTTAACAATTGAATCATTAGGTTTTCCAAATCTATCGTTTGCTAAATTTTTACCATCTTTTTCCATATCAATTGAATAATATTTATAATCTCCATTCATTATATTAGTATAGTAATCCAATGCTTTTTGATATGTTGAAAAATATTTATCAAATTGTTCATAATTACCATTTTTATCAACATATTCTCCATATACATTATAATTATTAGAATCTTTAACTAAGTTTTTAACTTTTGTCCAAGCATTATGTACAAGTTTTGTAAAACCTTCAGCAGCATCTGGATTTTCTAAAACATTTTCAATGTTCATCCAACTAACTTCTCCTTCTTCAGAAGATTTAAGTTCACCAGAAAATTTAGTAGTATAGTAAAGCATTGCAATACTTTCTCCATCTTCTGGACAAGTATATTGATGAGTTCCAAATAGAACCAAATCTTTAACATCTAGGCCTGTTTCTTCTTTAACTTCTCGTATTGCTGATTGTATAGTAGGTTCATTATGTTTAACATGACCGCCTGGAACAGCAAGACCAGTCCAAGTATGACCTTTACGATTTTGAATAAGAATGTTATGTCCATCAAAGATATATACTTGCGTTGTAACTGTCATAGAAGTATCAACAATTTTATTTCTGTCAACTATTTGTCGTTTATAATCATTAATTGAATCTTGAATTCTTGCATTTCCAGCTCTACCAGTTTCACATAATGCTAAATGATTTCCTCTAATATTAGATTGATAATAATTACCTTTTTCATCTTGTTTAATATCACAGTCATATCCACAACTTAATTGATTCTTTTCATTATTCTCAATTTCATTAATTGCATCTGGGTCTGTAACTATAATATTAGCTAACAATACTGGTTTACCATCATCAGTTCCTTCATGAACATCTCTAATATATCCAATTGATAATTCACGATAATTATCAACATTTACATCTCCTTCTGGATGTTCATCAACAAATGGTTTATTTTCAAATGAAGCAATTGTCTTTTCATCAAATACTTCTTTATATGGTCTATCTACTGAAATTTCAGTTTCATCATCTTCTGCATCAGTAAATAATTCATTTTTCTTATAATCTTGTTTACCAGTTCTTGCAATAATAGCATCGACACAAACTAAATATCCTTCCTTAGTTTTATATCGATGCTTACCTAATTGTTCATTAACTAAAAATTTCATATGATACACCTCTATTACTATTTTATTATATCATTTACTTTTAAAAATGTAAATACTTTTATTATTTATTATATACTATTTATAAATAAAGATATTACTAAATGCTAAATTTAATTTCTCCATAAGTAGTATTTACTAATATCTCACAAGAATAATTTCTATCATTTTGAACATATGATTTAAATTTAACAATATTTGTTACATCTGGACAACTTAATACTTCTTTAATTATATAAGAATCTATTAATCCTTTTTTCTTTATTTTATTAAATAATGGAATTCCTAATTTTATATTATACCAAAGTTCTCCTTTTATTAAAGATAATCTTTGAATTAAATCATCTCTTATTCCTTCTGCTAAAGTAGAATAATTTTCATGTTTACCGTTATCTTCATATCCATATGGTTTACTTACATCTACAGTTCCTGCAAATTTAGCAGTTCCATTTTGATTTTTTCCGTAACTACCAAACCAAACTAAATGAATTTTGTTATTTTCATCTTTAACTAATTTTCTAGTTCTCATAAGAATTTTGCTCCTGAATCAAATTTTGATACATCAAATATTCCAACGTTTTCTGGAATTGTTCCAGAATATCTATAATATTGAACTCCTAATATATTAATAAATAATAAATCAGTATAACTATATAAAAGAAAAATATCATTTTCAACTTCATTCATATCTAATACTGTAATTATTTTTCCTGGAATATATTTATCTAAATAAAATTTAATTGGAATATTTATACTCTCATATAATTTTAAATATTCTTCTCTAGTACCTTCCCAATTAATTTGAAAAATCTTAATTTCTAAAAGTTGAATTAATTGTTTATTAGTTAAAGTTATAACATCATCATCATATAAAACAATTTTTCTAGATAATCCATATAACTCAGCTAATCTATCTAATAATTCAAATTCAGTACCATTAGCAGTAACCCCACTAATATTAAGATTTGTAAAATAATTAGGGTCATTGATATTAAATGCTTCAAGTATTTTAGAACCTTCTTCATTAGAATTTACTAAAATATCAAAAAACATTTTCATATGACCTCCAATACCTAATTGAGGGTCATCTCCAGGAAGTGATTCTTGTAAATAAAGAGGAATTTTATAAAAATAATAATTCCATTCTAATAATTTTTGTTTTAATAAAGTCATATTTTACTCCCTATTAGCATATTCTATAACTACTGTATTAGTTCCAGTATTATCAACTTCTTCTCCAGTTAAATCAAAATATGTATCTTTAGCTTGATAAGTTACCGAACTTCCTTCAGTTACTTTATTAAATGGACTATTTCCTTCACCTGTGTAAGAAATATTTATTCCATAAACTTGATATGTTTTAAGTCCATTAAACATAGGGTCAGCTAAATTTAAATAAGACATTAAATCATAATTATTAAATGATTTATTTATACCAAATGAGTTAATATATTCTGTTAAATTTTTTTCTAAAGTATCAGGATTAAATCCTTCAAATTTATTTAAATTAATAGTAACTACTACATCATATTGAATTGGTGAAGCTTTTTTCCAATATACTATATTTTGTAATGCTTGACCACTTCCATAAGTATAAGAATGTCCAATACCGTAATTAGAAGAAGATTGACTAGTAGGAATTCCAGGAGTCATTTTATTATAAATTATTGGACCTATAATCCTATCATCTAATTCCACAGATTGTTTAGTAATTATATAAACTGTTCTTGAATTAACAAATGTATCATCTAAAGAAGAAATAAAATTATTAGTATTATTGTTATATATAAATACGTCTTCAATTCCTCCTATACTTTCTAGAGCTCCTATTAAATTAGATACTACTGTTAATCCATAAGAATTAGTTGAAGAATTTCGTTTATTTTTTAATTCTTGGTCACTTTCTTCATAGCTTCCAATTATTGCATTATCAACTTGTTCAAATGATAAATCTAATCCTACTGTAGCTAATTGATTTATCCAACCTTTATTAGCAATATTTGGTCCAGATATTTCACAATATACAGGTAAAGCTTGAGGTTCATCTTGATTTAATGTAATAGTAGTTCCTAATGGAGAATGAGTACCATCTCCTACTACTGTTGTCCAAAGAAGACCTGATTGGTCAACAAATGATAATTGATTTGATGAATTAATTTCTAAAGGAGTTGAAGAATTATTTGTTAAATTCATATATGCTACTGATTTAGTAGCTCCACTTCTATAAATTCCAGTTAATGCACATAAAGCATCAAGCATTTCCCCTGAAGCAGTTCTAATATCTAAATTTGAATATAATAATTGGAAAGTTTGAAGAATATTATTTATCATTAAACAAATGTCTTCAACAAAGATTCCATCTGAAGTATTAGTTGCTAAATCAATATCACTTCCATATATTTCTCTATATCTATTTTGAATAGCTTCTTTAATTTCTAAATAAGTTGCAACATCAAATCCACCTTTTGTAAGTTTAATTAAATTATTAAGAGTTCTTGACATATTTTCCTCCTTATGCAAAACACAAATCTATTTCTACGTCTGTTATTGGATACATATCACTTCCTCCTCCAGAACTTCTATTTACATTAGCAATAATTATTGCATTATGATAATCATGTAATTGAACATTTGTTAATTCTAATCCTGTTCTTTTTTCTCTTCTTAATGTTTGTCTTAATGATTGTTTAAAATTTCTATCTAAAAATAAAATAACCACTACATCTTCTACTTGAACATTTGCACTTTTAGAAATTTGAGTCCAAATAGAAATTTCAACTTCATTTTTATATGCTGGAAATAAAGTAACTAATGCTTCATTATTATCATTAATTTCTTTTACTTCTCCTAAACTTCCAACTTTTAAATTTCTAAATATATTTCTTTTTAATGACATCAATACTTCTAATTCAGAAGTATCATAATTTTGATTTTTATTAAATCTAATATCTGGCATATTTTACTCCTAATTTCCAAGAAATCTACTCCATAAATATTTAGCTCTACATTTCATTTTAAATGAAAAATCACTATCTCTATTAGATAAAGAAAAATCTAATTGCATTACAACATAAGTGTTATCTGGGTCTAAAAATTGCCCAACATTTTTATATGCTTCAGTAGTACTAGTAGTTCCTATATCAATTATAGAATTATCTACTATTACTGCATATCCTGGTACTATATTCATTGTAGGCATTAATGCTAATTTTAATCCTTGACTATCAAGAGTAGGATATCCACTTGTTAATATAATATTATTTTCATTAAATCTTATTACTCTTAAATCAGTATTATATGGATTCCATAATGAAACATCATTTGTTGAAGTACTATCAGCATTGCAAACGAAATCATTACTATTACATAAAGTATCAAGCCATGAAGTAATAGATTTATTTTGAATTTCACTTTCTTGTAAAATTCTTTTTTTAAATGATTCATCAACAAATGAATTTTTAATTCCAGATTTTTCTAAAATGAATTTAATTGCTGAGTACATATTAATGCCACTAGTCATTGATAAATTCATTCTAGCTTGTCCATATTTACATACTAATTTATTAGCACATAAAATAATTACATCATTTGATTTTCTATCCCCTAATTCATTACTTATATAAAGAACTCCTCCTTTAAATACAGTAAATCTATTATTAGGACGATAACCACAAATTATTTCAATATCATAATATTCCCCATTAATTAATTCAACTATTTCTCGATAAGTAAGATTAGTGATTCTTACTATAGCTTCATCTTTATAAGGAGATAAATATTTAGTTCCTTCAACATTTATATTTAAATCTGTTTGTCCTTTTTCCCAGTTATTACCAAATGTCAATTTTTTATTTAATTTTTCACTAGTGAGAACTATTTCTAAAATTCTCATCCAACATTTTTTAACTGCCATATTTTACTCCTAAATATCAAATTCTTTAATTGATTCTTCAATTATTGAAGTAAATATATTATTATAATTAAATAAATCCACTGTTGAAATTAATATTCCAAAATTAGTTAAATCTTTTCTTGAAGCAACTGTTGATGTTTTAGTTTGAGCACTAAAGAAGTCTACTATATAAACTTGAGTTTTTTCTTTAGTTTCAAAAAGAAGAGTATCTTCAAAGCAAGAACTTAATGAATTAATAGCATATTGTTTAAGATTTCCTACTGATTTTTCAACTGTTTCTATGCCTTTATCAGTAATATAACTAACATTTAAAACATATTCACTATTTTTAGAAGCTCTAGTAACTGTAAAGCAATAAGATATATTATCAATAGTAATCAAAATTTGTTGATTTTCATTTTGATTGAACTTTAATAAAGTAAGATGATTTTCTAATTCATTAAATTTATCTAAAATTATATTAGTTAATTCATCTAATTGGTCATCTGAAATTTTTGCTAATCTATTTAATTTATTTTGATATTTATTTTCTTCCCACCAATCTTTAGGTTTAATAAAAACTGGCATTCCAAAAAATTTACCTGCTATTGCATATTGATTTTTCATTAAAGCTGCTTTATCAGTAATAATTTTTAAATTTTCTATTAAACCTTCTTTTATTTCATTCTTATCAATAATAGTTTCACTTACATCTGCATATTCAATATCAGAAAGAATAGGTAAATCTTCATCTTCATCTTCTGATTTTACATTATAAACATCTTCTTCTACTATTGCAGTTAATGCTTCAACAAATTTGAAATTAAAATCTACTGAATATTGATGCTCAATCCAAGTAATTTGGGTTAAAGCCATATTATCTCTAGCTAAAAATCTTATTTGGTCTCCATCTTGAGAACGTCTTACTATTGAACAAAGAATTCCTTCTTTATTAATTCTTTCAAATAAATTTTCAATCATACTAAGACGAGAATGAATATCAGGTGAATAATCTAAAACTGTTTCTTTTTCATCTTCAGTTATATATGTTATTCCTTTTTTATTTCCTAATAAACTAAATGTCCCATTAAATTCATAATTACCTTGATTTTTATACATATGGTCACTAACTACATCCCCATTTACTAATGGATGACTAGTTATAGTAGAAGAAATATCTATTCTAGCATCATCATCAACATAGTCAATTCCAATATATTGAGATATTCCATCTATTTCACATCTTATAAATAATGAATAAGCAATACTAGATTCTGCCATACATATTCTCCTTCTTATGAATTTTCAATTTGACTTAATAATGTTCTATTTAATTCATTTCCAATATCTCTTAATTTAGCTTGGTCAGTTAAAGATACTCCATTAAATGTTGTATCAACTTTAATATTTGTATTTTTATTTCCACTTGAATAATTATTAATAATATCAGATAATGACTGTTGTTGAGAATTTCCTCCTGATAATTTACTAATAAATTCTACTGCTTGTAATAATTTTCCTAAAAGGTCTACTCCAGTTTCCAAGCATTCCATAATAGTATCTTCATTATTCATAAAGAATTCAACAACTTTCATTTGAATATCTTGTTTAAAATCATTAAATGCAGCTTGGAATTTTTCATATGATTGGAAAAATCCTTCATTTGCTAATTTATCATATTCTCCTGAGTAATATCCAATTCTTTGAGCAAATCTTTCTCTTTGAGCAGGAGTCATTAACCAAACATCTTCTTCAGATGTAATTCCCATTTCATCTTTTACTTTAGAATAAGCATAAACTTGAGCATCTGTTAATCCATATTGTAAAGCTAAATCTCTTGCATCTTGATTTATTTTAAGAGTAGTTGAAAGACTATATGAAGCCATATTTTGGATTTCACCAATAGCATTTTCAATAAGTCCAGTGATATATGAAATCGCACTAGTTTTTATATCATCCATGAATTCAACTGATTTCTTAGCCATTCCTTCTAATTTATTAGCTACTTCATCAGCCTTATTTGATATAATTTTAACTATTGATTTTTTATCTTTATTTTCTCCAGTTTCTTCAAATCCGGTTTTTAAACTTGCTAATTTTTGTTTAACTGATTCAATATTAGAATTAGTTTGTTTTTGAAAATTAGTAAAAAACCCATCAACAATAGAAGCTAAAGAGTTTTCAGTTGAAAGTTTTTCTAATTTAGGTTTAACTTCAATGACTTTTGTATATTTATCCATAATCTAAACTCCTTAAATTTTCTTGTTAATGGTTTCATAACTCATTACTTTATTATATAAACTTATTAAACATATCTCATATAAATTTAAAACTTCATCTAAATTGTAATCATCTCTTAATTCTTTATAAGTTGCATAATGATTAGAAATTAATACATATACAATAGATGAAACTCTTTCTGGAGATAAAAATTTTTCTTGAGAGCTATCAACGTTAGATATGTAAGTAGATGATTCTATTCGTTGGAGTTCTTGAAAAAAGGTAATAAAATATTATCAATAAAAGCAAATGTAATTTCTTCTAATGCTCCTAAATCATTTTCTAAATCTAAAGGCATATATACATCTCTATCAATTTCTTTTACTCTTACCCAATTATTTTTAATTTTTACTAAAGTATGTTCTAAAATAAATTTGAACATAGTTTGATTTTGAGCAAAAGATTTCATATTGATACAATTTTTTAAAGATAATAAATCAATAGCAGTTATCTTATCTCCTTTAAATTCTAAATCTTTTCTAGAATTAATTTTAAATGTTTTTTCTGTCATTTTCTATATTTCCTTTCTATATTATTTATGTTACATAATTTACTCTTAATGTTAATCTATATAATTCATATGAACCGCTTGTTAAATTAGCATCTACAATATTAATACTTTTATCACTAAAATCTATAACTAATTTCTTTAAATATCCATATGTAAATGTTGGATAATCACCTTGAAGTTTTAAAGCTTCTACTGCATCTTCTCCTGCATAATTCATTTGAGTAATAGGAGTTAATTGAATTCTTTCATCATTGGAACCAATAACAAATTCTCCAGTTATTGAAGTAATTTTATTAAAATTATTTAATATATTTTCACCGACTTGTTTAATATCATTCCATTTAGTTGTATCAATAACCCATTTTGTCATATAATTAGTATATGAAACTGAATAATATGAAGAACCTAAAGTAACATCTTTTTGAAAATAATTATAAGCAACATATCCTGGTCCATTAGTTAATTGATTCAAATTAGTAGGAATTTGAGAAATATGAGCATCCATTTCAAAATGCCAACTATAATCAAGAAACCCAAAATGAACTAGATAACCACTTAATTCTTGATACATACCAGCACAATATCTAGGAACATTTGTTGTAGAATCTTTTCCAGAATCTGAATATAAATTAATAATACAAGTACCATAAGAATTAGGACCGACATTTCCAGTAAAAGTTAGCATTCCTTGATTTTCATATGTAACTATTAAATATTTGCAAATAGCTTGTAAATAATCTTGAGTTGGATAACCTGCTGAAGCATAATCACTTCTTAAATATCCCATTGTAACTAATTCATTCCAATCAGGATAATTAATAAGAATTGTATCATTAGCTTTTAAATTCCCAGCAAAGTATGAATCTGTACCATATTGTCCTACTCTAAATATATTTGAAGTAGCATCTTTATCATAAACACTTAATAAATAACCACAATCTCCTGAGTTATGAATTGAGCATCCATCACTTCCTACATATAATAATCCATAATCATTTCCTTCATCAACAAGGATTGCAATTCCTTCACTATTAGCACTACTTGCAGCTAAAGAAACTGTATTACCATTATATCTAGTTAGAGTAGTACCATCTTCTTGACTTATTCTATGTTTAGTATTTTCATAATATAAAGGACCTGTTAAGGTTCCTCCACTTAAAGGTAAAACTTCTTCCAATAAAGCAACCTCTTTCCATCCATTATGACCAGTTCTTCTATCATATATTTGAAGTCTTTTGTCAGCACCAAATCCTAAGTTTCCTAACATTGAGCCAGAGCCATCATTAAAAATTAAATTACAATAACTATAACCAGATTTTGCCTGAAATATAAATGCAGTATCATCAGTACCAGTAATTACTCCTCCTGCTCCACCAGTTATTGAACCATTAACAGCTAAATTACCTGTCATAGTTCCTCCTGCTAAAGGAAGATAATCATTAAAATCATCCAAAGTAGAATAAACTTGTTTACTAGCAGTAATAGCTCCTGTAGCAACATCTGATTCACCTATAAGTTCTATTCCATTATAAATATCATATGTTGTAATATTATCTCCACATGTTACTCTATCTAAAGATAATCCTCCATATGCATATAATCCAGTAATATATAAATCTTTTCCTTTTGCATATACATTCATTGTAGAAATATTTCTACTTAATTCTACTCTAAGATAATTATAATTTACATAATCACTAGAAGCAGAAGACCATACTCCATGAACAAACATTTTACCATATGCATAACTTCCCCAATCTTGTCTAACTGTAAATTCATAAGTCATCATAGCCCAAGTATAATCATCTGGAGAAATATCTGGTAAATGAACTCTTATACAATTATGAACTGATTGCCCATTATAATAAGCAGCAATATTATTATATGAAAGATAATATGAATTACATTTAACTACATTTCTATATTTTGAATCATATAAAGTATCTAACTTTGATTTGAAATAAGATAGACCAGTATAGTCTAAATAATTTTTCGAACTTATATTAGATGCCACTTAATCTACCTCCTTCTCTTTTCTATATTATATATTAGAATAATGAATCAATTGAATCGGTTCCAGTAGTAGGAATTGACTGAATATCTGGTAATTGTAAAGCTAATCCTCCTGCTGTACTATCATAATTAACAGTAGTATAAGGATTAGTAGAAGCATCATATGTTCCAAATACCCATTTAATATAATACCAATAAGGTCTTTGAGTTAGTTGCTCATTAAATGCTACTAATATTTGACTTGTATTTCCTAATCCTAATCTTGTAGGAGCAGCAATTCCATTTTGAGGAGTACCTCCATAAATTATATCCCCTTCAGAAGTCATTGGATTAGTAAGAGCTCCTACATTAGTAAGTAAAGTACTTAACAGAGTCCATGTAGGGGGTTCATTTCCAGTACCAGCATTTCTTTCAATATTTAAAATATACCAACCATTAGTATCACTTCCACTTGGGGCAGCTATTCTAGCATAAGTTGGAATATTACTATTAACTTGTGAAACATATAACATATCTCCTACTGTAGTACCAATTTTCTTATTAATAATATAATTATTAGCAAGATATGTTAAACCATCATAATCTAAATATTTTTTACTAGAAATATTTGAAGCCATAATTGATTTCTCCTTTTTTATAACTTTTCTTTGATTTGTAATTTATATCTGCATAAATCAAATCCATTACCACTAGAATCATTAACAGCAACAATATATTGACCTTTTGAAGGACTTGTGCTTTGAACTGTTTCAGCTACTCCTAAATAGAAATATCTTCTAGTTCCATCATATCTATCATAATAAACTTTTAATTTAAATGAATCATCATATGGAATAATATTTTGTTGATTATAAGTAAATGATAATCCAGGTAAATCTGAAATATTAAATTCATATCTATTTATAATTCTATTACCTGAACTAAGATTGATAATATATAATTCTAATACATAATTTTGTAAATTAGTATAACTAATTCCTGTATTACAATAGAAATAATCTGAACTATCTATTACAGTTTCTGAAGCATTAAATTTAACTAATGGTTTAAATTCCATATTCTTATCTTCACTAACTAATAGTGATTTTTGAGTAGTAGATTCAATTACATCTACAACATGAGATTCACTTACATATAATAAACTTCTTTTTGTGAAATTAGTTACATTTAAATTATCAGCAATTGTAGCTCTAGCAGCTTGAAAATTATTAAAGAAATTAGTAATATTATCAGCTAAAGCACTACTTGTCATAGAATATGTGAAGCTAACACTAGTAGTATCAGAAATATATTTAGCTATTTGATAAGTAATAGAAGTAGCTTGTTTTAAAGCATTATTAAATACAGATGAAATAATTTCTTGATTTGATTGAAAACCAACAGCTCTTTGAGGATGTGATTGATAATCTGAATAAGATAATAAATTACTATTTCCTTCATCAAAGATTAAATATTCAAAAGTAGGCATAAGATTACTCCTTATCGTCTAATTTTTCTACTACATTTTCCTTTTTAGTTGTTCTTTTAGTTTCCTTTTTAAGTTCTACAGGTTTAGCAACCTTTTTCTTCATTTTCAAACATTCTTGTTTTTCAGTTTGTGGAACATCTTCAATTGTATAATCTCTAGTATCAATTGTAAGAATTTCTAAATTTTCTAATTTTTTAACAGCATCAAATTCTACGACTTCAGAAGGATAGAAATGAGTACCTTCTTTAATTAGAATTGTTTTCTTAGGCCAAACTGGAGCAATCTTCATTCTATTAGGTATATCACTATCTTTTTTAGTGAAATTATCAAATGGAAGACCATCAGTTACGTTAATTGTCTTTTTAGATTGAATCTTAACATAATCTTTCATATTTTATTATACCTCCTCATCAAAATTCATATCTACTATATTTAATACCATTTTTTTACCATTGAGAAATCTAACAATATGAGTTTTAGATTTTAAAGCACGATAGATTTCTGTTCTTAATAAATAAATGTTATTTTTAGTTATAGGTTTCTTTTGGAATTTAAGAATCTCATAGATATTGTCAAACATATATTCTATGAATTCTCCATCTTCATCGTAAAATACAATGAAATATTTATTTTTATAATATTTTACTTTTCCTTCAGTCATTTAAATTTATTTCCTTTTTCTTCTAAATAGTCGATTAAATAGAGAATCTTTAACTTTTATTTGAGGTTTTAATTCTTCTTGAGATGATTCTTCATTATCTAATTCATCTTCATCAAGATTAATATCTTCCATTTCAGAATCAAATTTATCCTCTAAAGATTCAATATATTTATCATCTAAATCTAAATCAACTGTATTTTTAAGAGTGTAATTTTTAAGAGATTGAGCATAATGTTTAGTATCAATTACACCATCTTGTAACATATTAGAAAGAAGTTCTTGGAAATTCTTTAATGATTGCATTTTTTCTTCATCATGTTTTTTAACTAAAAGAGAATTAAATTCAAATTCAACTTTTTCTTTAATATCTAATTTCTTATAAATAACAAGAAGTAATTTTTCTAAGATGTGTCTGTAATAGTCTTCACAACGATTTAGAATAACTTCATCATATCTTTCTAAAGCATCTACATCATTTGAAAAACCATTCTTTAAATCACCAAATAGAACTCCTTGCATTTCAACTGCTGCAGAAACTTGCCACATATTAACTTCTAATAAATCAGATAGACCAGATAAACCAGAAAATCCATGTTCTTGATAATCATCTTCTTTATCTAAGAAAGTTAATGAGTTAAAAGTTCTGCCCCAGTTAACCATTTCAAGTCTTTGTTCTAATTGAGCTTTAGATTCTTCATCTTGTCCCATGAAGATTCCTCTCATACCAGCCATCTTAATTACTTCAATTAAAGCTTTATTAATAAGAGAAGTAATAGCAGATTTAAGTTGGTCATCTCTCGCTAATTCATTAATAATATGAGAACCTTCTGAATAACCCCAACCCATTAGCATACCATTTTTAAGAAGAGGAGGGGCTGACCTATGTTCATATCTCAGAATGAAATCATGATGAACTTCATAAGAATTACCATCAGGAAACATAATTCTATAAGATTTAGGTTTCCCATAATCTATAGAGTTCATATCAGTAACAACATTTGAATTATTACAAGAAACTCCATACCATCTATCAGTAACATATAACTTCATTTCTTTAGATGCTTTTAATTTTTTAACATTAAGAGGATTTTTATAATCTTCATCTTCCATGTTATCAAACATCATAAAAGCAATTGAGCCACCAAATAAAGCTCCCCATTTTAATAATTGAATAAGAGGAGTTCTAAATTTCTTTAATATAGCATTTACATTTTGTAATTTCTCAGAATCATCTAAAGAAATAGTAACACCTGTTCTAACCATATCTGTTGAAGGTTTATCAATTACTCTTCTAAATACCCAACTATCATTATATAAAGCTAACCAAAGAGGCCAGTTTAAAGTTTCATTTGAAAACCCATATCTTGAAAATTCTTTAACTTTATCTTCAGTACCAGTAGCAGTTAAAGAGTTACCATAAGAATCTTTGATAGGTTTTGATTTAGCTCCTATAGCTGAATAATTATCAATTTTATCTTGTAAAGAATCTTGTAAGCTTGGAAAAGTTTTAGAATCGATATCATGTATCATTTCTAAAAATTTATCAGCTGAAATGAATTTTTTTGGTTGAGTTTCTTTTTTATTAGACATAAGAAATCTCCTTTATATTTATAATTATATTATATCAAAAAACAAAAAGTTTGTAAATAAAAATTTTTTAAGGGGTATCGTTTTCATTTTCATTTTTAAAAAATAGCTTTGTAGTTTTTGAAATCAGTTTATTAAAATATTAAGATTTTTTAAAAATTATATATATGTATTATAATTGTGTATTATTAATATACACATGTATAATATAAATATACATATTTTTTATTTTTTAATTTTAATAAAATAATAATAAAGTTAATAAAAATAATGCTTAACTGTGTAACGGGTACCTTTGAAAGTAATTAAAATGAGTTATTAAGATGTTATTAACATTTTTAAAAATTGATGATTTTAATAAGTGAAAATTTACAAAAATTTTTGAAAGTAATTAAAATAAAAATGTTAATAAAATGTTAATAAGAATGTTAATAAGCTTTTAATAGGAAATTTTCCTTTAATAATAATTAATAAAAAAAGTTTAAAAATGAAAATAGTTATGAAAACATTTTCATTAAAATATTTTAAGAAAAGTATTTACATACATTTAAATATATGATATAATGTATATGTAAAATTAAATAACAAGCAAATAGGAGGAGAGATTTATGAAGCAAGTTATTATTAGAATTAGAGATTACAAAGGAAGATTAATTAGTAAAAATTATTACTATTCACAAGCACAGTATTTTGAAAATGCATTTGATTTTATTAAGAATCAGTTATTACCTGGTATGGAAGTACAGATTAAGATTGGTAATCAATATTCAAAGTTTTTTACTTATGAAGAATGTCAAAATGAAGCAGAAGAATATAAATATGTTTATTCAGACAATGAAGATTTGATGTACAGAACAATAGATGGAGTTATTTATAATAATTCGATTGAAGATTATTCAGTTAAGTATTATATTAAAGATTATCTACCTAGATATTAATTCTAGGTAGATATAATAATATAGAAAAAGGAGATATTAAATATGAAAGGTACATTAACAATTAATAATTTAAAAACAAAAGAGTTTAATCAAGTAGAATTTAGTGAAGAAAGAGTTATAAAAGAATTTACTAAATCATTATCATTAGCATTAAATAGAAAGAATCATCATAGAATAAAAACAGTTAAAGTGATAGATAAATATTATAAAGAATATGGTCTTAATATAAAAATTCATTTTTTAGATGATATAATTGATATGATATATGATTATCATTTTGAAGGTGAAGATTTAGAAGAATATTATAATAATTAAGAAAGGAGGAAATAATATGTTTGGTTTAGATTTAGAAATTTTAGGAAAACTACTAAAAACAGAATGTGTCTTTGTAGTAGATGGTGCAGGTATTCACGAAGTAGAACTTCTTGCTATTGATATCTTGAACGAAGAAATTCAAACGTGGGTAGATAGGGACACTAGATACGATAAGTTTAAAGACTATGGTAAAACATGGTCTTTGGATAGAAAGGATTTGGAATGAAATACATAAGAACTAAAGAGGGAATAATTGATATTACAAATAAAGAAATTATAAATCCTAATAATGTACAATTTTACACATCAGATGAAATTAAAAATGGCATATGGATTGATGATATTATAAAACAAGCCGATAATATAAAATACTTGTGCGACGAGTTTGTACCTGTTAAAAAAGGTGAAATAAAAGGTTATAGATTTGTATTTGTGGATGACTTATTTGAATATTTTAAAGTAAATGATATGCTAAAAGATTATGATATATATGGTGCTATCTGGACTGAATGGGGTTTAAAATATGTATCAAAATTAAATAGTAAAGGAGAGTTAGAATTGATATGAAATACATAAGAACGAAATGTGGAAAGATAGTTAAACACCCACATCCGAATGATGAGGTATTTACATTCAGATATGAAATAGAAAAAGTTGCCGACACTATTGAAGAATTATGTGATGGATTTTATCTTGAAATAGAAAGTGATTGTTACACAAATAATGTTATTGGTATAAGTAAAAACATATTTTTTAAATTCAAACCTTTTGTTCGTAATTATCTATATTGGAAACAAAATGACGAAGCAACAAAAGTAAATGGATATGGATTCATCAAAACAGACAAAGGTCTTATCTATGTAGCAAAATTAAATGATAAGGGAGAGTTAGAGTTAATATGATTACACTTTTATCAGAAAAAGCACAAAGAGTAAAAGACTTTGTATTAGAGCCATACGGAATATGTAGTTATTGTGATAATGATGGTTATTGTCCTAGTTATTGCTATATGAAAAGAAAGGCTAAATATTTAACCAATGCTCAATGGGAAGATATAGCCAAAAAATATGGTAATGAAACAAGTTTAGATGCACACGAAATATCTAAATCAATAATGAGAAGAAAGGTATATGAAGAGGAGTTAGAATAATGAAAAAATACATAGTTAGAGTGCAATACACTAAATCTCACGATTTAGTTTGGTTAGCAAAAGCAAAGAATGATGAAGATTTAGAAAATATAATGCTAAGAGAATACAAAGATAGTTTTGATTTAATTGATGGATATAAATACGAGCAAGTGAAAAATCGTATGTTTAAAAAGAAAAATTTACACCTAATTTGTGGTAATTGGGTTGGAGTAGAAATTATGAAAGATAATTTAAAGAAAAAGGAGTTAGAAAATGGGTAAAATATTATCTATTGCACCAACTTGGGAAGAAACATTAGAAAAAATTAGAAAACAGGGATATGTATATATTAAAACACAAAAAGAAAATGGTGATTATTGGATTCATAAAGAAGATATTACTAATAATCTTTTATATATGAAAGTGTTTTTATATCCTGAAATTGTTCTTTCACAAAAATATTATGGAATTACATTTGCTTTGACAAGAGAGGAATTAGAAAAATGAATACATTAGCTTGGATATTAATATGTTGTTTATGTTTTTGTGTTGGTATTATATTTGTTATAGCTGTATGGCTAATAATAGATATTATATGTGATAATCAATTGATAAAATCTTTAGCAAAAGAAGATAAAGCAATAAAAATTATATTATCAAAAGATATAAAACCAACAAGCTTTTATTTATGTAAAGATTATGAAACATATTTATGGCAGTGCAAAGATGAAGGAATTGATAAAGAATGGATATTAACAAAAGAAGAATTTAATTTACTTAAAAAAGTATTTGATAATGAAAAGGAAAAAGAAAATGAATAAAATAAAAATAGAAGATTTATCGTTGTTAATATACTTAGCAACTATTAACCACGTTTCATTACCAAAAGTAATGGCTAAATGGAGTGGTTATATAGATGAAGAATATTATAATGAAAATGTACAAATTGAATTATATGAAACAGCTATCAGCGATATAAATATTACTTATCATATTCCAATTTCAAAATACTTTGAATCTAAAAGAGCTCAAAAAGTATCTGAACTATTTGATGAAAAGTATAAATATTCAGAAATAATTGCATTAAAATCTTGTCTATTTTGGATTCATACTAATGTTTGGTCTGATGAAGATAAAGAAAGATTAAAAAAATTAAAAAAAGAATATATTGATGAGGAGTTAGAAAATGGAAAGTAAAAAAGCAATAAACGATATAAAGTATTTAATAATGGAACATTATAGTGACAAAGAGCCACTAAATGAAAGTCAAGAAAAATCTAAACAATGTTTTTATAGATATTGTGACCAACTCAAAAAAGACCTTGATAGGTTAGAAAAATTAGAAAAAGCAAAAGATTTGTTAAGTAGTAGAAATATTTTTATTTATGTTTTAAAAGAAAGTTATAATTTCATTGATTACAACAGAAATGTTTCATTAAATGATACATTGGCACCAGATGAATACAACATACTAAAAGAGGTGTTTGGATGAAACTATTATTATATTGCACGAAATCAAAGTGGCAACTTTTTAGAGATATTATCACTGGTAAATGGTTAATTGATAAAATTAAAAATAGAAATGCTGTCAATGGCAAAATCATAGGCGAATGTGATTATGAAGTGGAAGAAATAAAACCATTTTTCTGTGAAGATGTTATCAAGTTTGAAAAAGAAAGTTGTTTAACTATGAATAAATGTGTTGATTACTTAAAAGGTTTTAATGGTTATGCAATTCACATTAAGAACTTGAAAATATTTGATGAGCCAAAAGAGTTAAGTGAATATAGCAAAAATGTAGAACATCATAAATGTGATGAATGTTTAGAAGAATGTAGAAAACATTGTAAATATTATTATGCAAAAAATAATATTACCCAAACTATAAATAAAGGATGCATTCAATATAGTATATTATATAAAGTCAACAATATGATGTATGTATTTGATTTAGAGGAAAAGAAAATTTTAATTCCACTTCATCTTGAAGAACTATGTAGAATTCTAAATGCTGAACAAGATATTATAATTAGAAAGAAAGTGTTAAAGGAGATGCTATGAAAAAAGGAATTAGATACGATTATCCTAAAAAAAGTTATATACAAGTAGAATATACAGAGCCATATAATAAATTATATAGTTTGATAAAAGAAAAACGTGATAATGCTCGTTTAGAATTAGATAGTGTTAAAGAAGTAACATATAAGCATTTTGATTTAAGGGGTCAGATATGTGCATACAACGATGTATTAAGTTTAATGGAGAGTATGTTTGAGGTGAAACAATGAAAGTGTATGTAACAATCGTAGTAAGTTCTGATAGTGTTAGAGCAATTTATGTTGGGAAAAGTAAAAAACAAGCAGAGAAAAAAGCAAAAGAATATGAAGACATAGGACGTGGTATTTATTGCTATGTTAGTCTATATAATTCAAAAGTAGGCGATATAGGATATAGAAACTTAAAGGAGATACCAGAAGATGATTTATAAAAAATTAAAAGAATATATTAAAAAAGATGGCAATACAACTTTTTCTATATTTGGAACACTTACTGATAAAAATATTATTTGGTGTTTTAAGAACATTGACGAACCTGATGAACCATATATAGAAAAACAATTATATGGTTTTTATAGGGGTGAATATGATTTTTTATTAGAGTATTATGTAAAAGGGATAATCCCAATATATAAAATTATCAATGACAAAATTGTTCCATTTTTAAAAGTAACACTTGATAAGGAGATTGTATGAAATATTCAACTAAAGAATTATTAAATATGGAATTAAGTGAAATTTGTAATAAATGTCAAGGTGAATGTGAAACTAATAAATGTTTATTTAAGAAATCTTTAAGAGAATGTAGAGAAGATGGATTTTGTATTAAAGAAAGTTATAAATTCATAGATGAATGGATTAAAGAAGATGAATCTGTAATTGAATCTCTTGAAATAGAAAAAGAAATAATTAAAGAACGTATTGAAAAATATAAAAATTGGAAAAAGAAATTAGAAAAAGAAATTTCTTAAAAATTTTTGAAAAATCTTTTAAAAAAGTATTTACATCCTTTCAAAAATATGATATAATATTATTGTAAAATTCAATAACGAAAAGGAGAGAGTAAATATGACAGTTAATGAATTACAAGAAAAATTAAATTTAGCAAATGAGAAAGTTACAAAGAGATTAGAAACTATCAAAAAGATTTGTAAGAAATTAGAAATTGATTTAGATGAATTAATTGAAAAATATCATTTTACAGTTAATAATGATTTTGAACCTTATTATTTAAGTAATGCAAAAAGAGAAGAAATTATTAGTTCATTTGTTTCAGAAAAACCAGAAAGAGATGAAAATGGAAATTGGTTAGATGAAAATTATCATTATAATTTTAAAATTTCAGAATTATTTGATAATTTATATAAATTATATGAAGTAGAAAGAGTTGCTAAAAATTGGGAAATTAAATTACAAAAAGAATTAAATAAAGATAATATAGAAAAGATTCCAATTATTTGGGATTTCTTAACTGAATGGGAAGAAAAATCAATAGAATGGTATCATAAAAATTCAGAATTATATTTTGAATTAAATAAAAAAGAAGATTTAGAATTAGATGATTATTTACATTCAGAAAAATATATAAAAGATTGTATGAATTTACCTTATACTAGTATTACTAGAAATCAATATTATGCTAAAGAAAATTGGAAAAGAAATTATTATAAATACATTGATAATTTTACAAAACAAATTGTTAGAATTAAACATGAATATAATGAATTAGATAATAAATATTATCCAGTATCTTATACAGTTAATGAAGAAGTTCTTAAAAAAGCAGTTGATAAAGAAAAGAAAGAAAAATATTTTGATTTAGTAGAAAGAGTTACTAAATATATAGGAGAAATAAATGATGCTAAACATTTATCAGTTTCTCCTCAAGGTGAATTAAATGGATTTATATCTGGAAAGAATGGAAAAGTTAGAATAGAAACTATTTCAGCAGGAGGATATAATATTCAAAGATTTCATTATAGAGTATTAATCCATAGAGTTAAGGACTCTCTATAAAAGTCCTTTTTCTATATTATATAAGGAGAATATGAATGAGAGAACAATGGGTAGACTTAAAGAAATATAATCTTCCAAGAAAAGTTAGAAAAGCAATAAAACCAATGATAAATATGTTATATTTAATATATAGAGATAATATAGGAATGATATTAGCTTTATTAATTGATAGTATGCAAGATTTAACAAAAGAAAGAGAAAAAATCAAACTTAGAAAAATTGAAATAAAATATAATGATTATTTTGTTTCAGTATTAAATTGTGAAACTAATGAATATGAAATATTAAATAATAAGGAGATTAATAATGAAAATTAGAGATTATAGTTCAGGATATGCAATAGTTAAATATAATTATTGGTTAAAATATGGAGTAAATGCTTATGTAGAAAGATATACTGATGATTTAGAAGATGCTAGATATATTAAGAATTCTTTAGAAATAGTTGATACAAAACCATTTGTTATAATTAATTGTGAAACAGAAGAAGTAGAAAGTTACTAAATATTTTAAAGTTTCTATTTACTTTTAAATTAAGCTATGATATAATATAATTATCAAATACAAAGGAGAGAAAATATGGATTTAAAAAAGATAAGATTATCAAATGCAATAGAGCATAAAAATTTTAAACTTCCGTTTGATAATAAAAATTGGAAAGAGTTTAATAATTATTTAAAATATTTAATTGAATGTAGAAAAAATGTTTCTATAAAAATGATTTATGATAATGATGCTATAAGGGAGACTAAGATAATATGCGAAACAAATTAAATTGTAAAACTAGAAAAAAATATCAAACTAATTTAGGGACGATTATTGAAGACCAAGCAAGTTCAAGAAATAAGTCTACTGGATATCGAGGAGTATATCGATTACGAGGAGGAACTTATCAAGCTAGAATAAATATTAATAAAAAAGAAGTAACATTAATTAATACTCATAGTTTATATGAAGCAATTAGAGTTAGAAAGAAAGCTGAAAATTCATATTATAAACCTTTAGTATCATTAGCTATTTTAAAAGGAGATTTTAAAAAATGAGATTGTGGCACTATAAATTAATACCATATCTTCCCAATAGTCAATTAATAGCTCAATGGAGAGAGTTGAATGCAATTTTTAAAAATCAACCAAATCATATTTTAATTAATTATGTATATGAATATGATAAAGAACATTTATTAAAATATACAAGTATAGTTGTTCATGAAATTGGTAGAAGAGGCATGATAAAATGTAAACTTGATTATACCAATATGAATAAATATTTTGGAATTGATGTAGAAAAAGATGGATTAACTTATGATAAAGATGAATGTATTTTTCCAAATCATCATAATAATAGATATTTAAAACAATGTTTTTATAATTTGCAAGAAAAATTTGATAGAGGCCAAAAAGATTTTTCTAAAGAACAATATTATAAATTATGGGAATTTGCTATTACAAAAATAGGACTTGTAGAATATTTAAATAAGGAGGAAAAATAAAATATGAGATTATGGCATTATTCTATAATTAAATTTTTACCTAATACTCAACTATTGCTTTTATGGAAAACATTAAATGATATTTTTAAAAAGAAACCATTAAATATTTTAAATAATTACATTCAATATTGCTCATTAGATGATTTACATTTATATAGTCTAATAGTTATAAAGGAATTAAATAAAAGACAATTAGAAGTAAATTTAAATGAATTTTATAATTATTTCAATCTTTCTGAAAATGATACTTATATATATTCAGAAGAAATTAATTCTCCTTTTAAAAAATATCATGATTTAGAATATTTATTAATTTGTTATTATTCATTAGAAGAAATTTATATTAGAGGGCAAGAAGATTTTCAAATATTAAAAGAATATGTATATGATATAGTAATTAATTATAAATAAAGGAGAATTAAAATGAAACATAAACCAATGGAAGAACAAGTTGCTCAAGAAAGACATGCTATACAATATGTTGATGGTAGAGCAAGAGAAATTAATGCTTTAAAACAATTTTTAAGAACTCATAAAGATGATGAATTTAAAGTATATCATAATACACATGATAATTGTATTTGGATTAAAGTTGAAGATAGATATGAAACTTTTAATGGAATTGGAAAAGAAAAATTTTTAAAAATATATAATCAAGTAAGAAATAATCTTAAAGAGGAGGAGGATGAAAATGAGTAGTTTTGCTAGAAAAGTTAAAAGAAATCAATGTAAAATAATGGTTGATAATAAAAATCGTTATTTAAAAACATGTTATCATGAAGGAATTACAGAATCAGATAAAGAAATTACTGCCAAACAAAATCAATCAGAAAAAAATAAAAATAGAGATAAAATAATTGTAGAAAAATTTAAAGAAAAGAGAAATAATAAATATGATTTATAAGATTTATTCTGGAATAGATTATGGAGCTATAGCAGTAAAAGGACAATCAATTTTTGAAAATTTGATTGGTGAATTTCAAACTGAAAATGGAGCTTTATATGAATATGAAAAAGTAAAAAGAGCTATAAAAAATGAATCTAATAAAGAAGGAAATCAAAATTATAGATATTATTGTTATATGATAGTTATTAACTTTAAAGAACATATTTGGGGAAGAAATAAAGAAGATAATGGACCTAATGCAATTACTTTATATGCTAATAGTTACTGTAAAAATAAAAACATTGAATGTTTTAAAGAAATAAAAAATATAGAAAATGGGAAGATAATATGGTAGAAAAAAATACTTTAGAATATTTTTTAGATTTTCTTCCAAGTAATCAAGAATTTAAAATTATTGAAAATGACGAAGAAATTTTTAATGGAAATAAATATGATTTGAAAGAAAGTTTATCTCCAGATAAATTTAATGAAATAAAAATAAAGCATGTATATATCATGGATGTTTTAAAAAATGATGTAGTTATATTTACATTATAAGGAGGAATTATGCAATATGATAAAGTAGTAAATTCAGATTCTACTAAGCTGAAAGACTCTTTAGAAACTTCAATTCTTCTTGATAGACCTATATCAAATTGGAGAAACATTTTATCAGAAGAATGTCAAGTATATGTTTTAGGAGAAAATTATATAGCTAAAAGATTTGATGCAATAAATTATAAATTTTGTGAAAAGAATGAAGCAAAAGAAATAGTAATTGATAATTTATATGCATTATTAAGATTTAAATATTTTCCTAAACAAAATGAAAAAGTTGATAAAGTAATTAATGATATAGTATCTAATTTTACATTAAATTTAAAGACTACACTAAAAAAGGTTAGTTTTGAACCAGATGCAGATTGTAATGTAGTAAATTTTGTTCCCGATGGATGTGTTTCATTTAGAAATGGAGTATATGATTTTAGAAATGATAGTTGGTTATTTAAATATGATACAATATATGTTGAGCATTTAAAAACTACAGTATATCAATATAATCCTAAATGGATAATAACATGGTATGTTAATATTGATTTTGAACCACTTCCTTTTAATATAAATGAATTTGATTTAGAAGAATTTATTGATATAATGAAAGATTCAACTCAAGAACATAAAAATTATTGTTTTGAACTTTTATATAACATGTCCCATGATATTGAAGATAAATTTGATTTAAAAAAATTTATTCATATAATTGAAATATTAGGATATACTTTACAAATTTCTTTTAGTCAAAATTTTGTTCAATTTATTGGTTCAGGTGGTAATGGAAAAAATAGTTTATTTGATGGATGTTTTACTCATAAAGTAGTTCCTACTCCAACATCAAATTCAATTAAATCATTTGAAACTGATAAATTTATTACAGGAGCTTTATTTAATCATTCACATAATTTCTTTTTTGAAACTGGTAATAAAATTGAACAATTTGATACAGAAACTTTAAAAAATGTTACAGGTTCAATGTATCAAACTATTGAGATAAAGGGAGTTCAAAAATTTTCTTCTATTATAAATTGTAAAAATATATTTAGTGCAAATGACCAAGATGATGTTAAATTTAATGATAACACTCAAGGATTTAGAAGAAGATATAATGTATGTGAAATATGGTATAGCTGGGATGATAAAGGAAGATATTTAAGAAAAGGAGATTATTATGATGTTGCATTTGGAGATGATTATAAAGAAATAAAAATTGATAATAATAATTTAATTATTTTTATTTATTTTGGAATGTATGGTCTTAAACATGCAACAGATAATTTTAGTAGAAAATTTAAATTTACATATAATGATTGGAAATTAATGTATTCTACAGCAGATGTAGATTTGAAAGATAAACTTGAAAAAATTACAATTAATAGTTTATGTAAAAATTTAAGATATGGAAGTAAAGAAGAAAATAAAGTATCAGTTTATGATTTATCAAAAAAGAGATTATTTGAAAGTAAAGATTTAAATTATGAATCATATGATGACTTTTTAAATAATTTCTTAGAAAATGATGAAGAAAGTCATATATATTTTTTAGAAAATGATTTTTATTTAAATTTAAGATTTTTACAAAAATTATGTGATGATGTTAATACAGCTAAATCATTTACTAGTAAAATTAAAAAAATATTTGGTGTTAAATTAATAAACATTTATAATAATCAACCTTATGCTAAATGTAGATTTATTAATAACCATATGTTTTTAATTAATTAGGTGATAATATGAAAGAAAAACAATATAAGAAAAAGAAAAAAAGAAATTTTGAAGATGATTTATATGGTGAGAAATTTCAAGAAGCAAAAAAATTATATTTAGAAGAATTACAAAATAATCCAACATATTCTTTAATAGTAGATTCTGAAAATAAATATAATTTTACAAATGACCAAAAAGAATTTATTGGATTGTATTGTGAATTTAAAAATTTAGCAATAGCAGCTCATTTATCTAATTTAGGATATGAAAATTCATTAGTTTTTTATAAAACATATGAATGTCAACAAGAAATTAGGAGAATGAATGTTGCCGCAATCCATCAGCAATTTAAAACTAAAATGTTATCAATTGAAGAAATAGGTTCATATCTTAGTAGTTTAATTGTTGATAATGTTCCGGCAGGAGATAGAATATCTTCAGAAGAAAAAGTTAAGGTTGCAGAAAAATTAGTATATATCCATGAATTATTAAATAAAGGATATCATAATCCTCAAGAAATTTTAGATAAAGATGTAGATGAAGAGCTTAAAGGATTATCATTAGATGCATTAAAGAGATTGTTAGAAAGTAATAAAAAGAAAGATTCTGTAGAAGAAAAAGATAAAATTATAGATGAGATTAAATCTTATAATTTATTAAGTGATGAAGAAATAGTATTTTTAAATACTTTAAATGTTCAAGAATTAAATAATTTAATAGATGAAATAGAAAAAAGAATAAAAGAAAATTAAAAAAAAAAAAAGTATTTACATTCTTTTAAATTTATGATATAATATTAAATGTATATATAAGAAAGGAGAAAAAATGAAAAGAGTAGAAGACCAATTTGAAAGTATTGGAACTACATTTTTAGAATTTGAAAAATTTTGTAAAGAAGAAAAATTAAATCCTAATAAAGTAGAAGTTAAACAAGAATTTTTCAAAAATTATTTAGATGGGAGGATAGTTATTGAAAATGGGAAAATCTTCAAAAAGAAAATTAGAACCAAAAGAGATTAAAATAATTATTAATTTAATTAGTAAAAAGAAACCTATTATTTTATTAATTGATGAAAAATTAAAATCTCATATTAAAGAATCATTTTTATATAGTCGAGATATGATAGAACTTGGTGATTTTTTAGTTGTAAATAAAAAAGATATTAGTTATATAGAATTTAAATGAGGAGATAAAATATGGAAAACAAAGTATTTGAAATTAATAATAATGAATCATTAATTTTTAAAAATGATAATAATGAAAAAAAATTATTACCATTTGTTGAAGAATATTTAGATTTTGTTAAATACGTTAATGAACAAGATAAATCATTTAGAAAAAGATTAGAAAAAGAAATGATTGAAAATGGATTATACTCAGAAAAAATTGGTAAATATAATATTTCTATTGCATTTCCAAAAGCAACAGAAAATTTAGATGAAGAAAAATTAATTACTAATGAAGATGATTCTACATTATTACCATTTATTATAATGAATAAAAATGATGAATTTGATATTAATGGATTAAAAGAAAAATATCCAGATATTTATAAAGAATTTTATAAACAAAAAGTTGAATTAATTATTGATTCTGAAAAATTAAAAAAGATGAGGACAGACCTTTTTGATAAATATAAAATAATAACTCCTCCTTCAAAAGAACCTTATATTGTTATTAAGGAATCTAAAAAATGAGATTTTCAAATAGTAAATTAAATGCAATATTTAATTGTCCAATGTCATATCATTTAAGATATGATTTAGGAATAAATCCAGTTGTTAAATCAAAAGCACTAGATTTAGGTTCAGCAATTCATTGGGGAATAGAACATAATACAGATAATTTAAATGAATATTATGAAAGTGAATCATCAAGAAAAGTATTAGAATCTAAAAGAGATGAACAAGCTTTAGCAGAAGTTATAGTAAAATATTATATTGATAATGAAGATGAAATTTTAAAAAATTTATTAAAAGATGTTATAATAGAAGAAAGATTTCATGAATTAGAAATAGTTTGTAAATTAGAATCTAAAATTGAAATTGAAGGAAGTAATGAGTTTGTAGGTATAATAGACTACTTGTTATATACTAATAAAGGATTTATTATAATAGATTATAAAACTTCAAGTGATATTCCAAAATATGAAAAATATTTACAACAATTATTATGTTATTGTATGTTAATTAATGGAGAATTTCCAGGAATCCCTATTTATAAAATTGCAGTAGTAAACTTTCTTAAAAGTAAAACTAAAAGAAAACCAAATGAAACTATTGAAAATTATAAACGACGATTAAGAAATGAATATATTGATGATAATATTTTTGTTAATATATATAATGGAGAATTAATTTTACAAGAAAAAATAGAATCATATAAAAATAATTTATCTAAACAATGTGATGTAGCATTACAAATAGTTCAATTTTGCAATCGTTTTAATAATTATTATATTAATTATAATACAGTTAATGATTATGGAGGAAATGTATATAAACCATTATTTGATAAGCAAAAAGATGCTTATGTAATGTATACAGTAAAAGATAAATGGGTTGATGATAATGATAAAATTATTGATACAAGATATATGCTTCCAATAGATATAGATGCAATATATGATGGAATGATAATTTGTCGTTATAAAGATTTTTTAATATTTAATAAAGATATATTAGAAAAAAATAAAAGTTTATTAGAAGTTAAAAATCACATGAAAAATATTAATTTAAAATTTGAAGAAGGTATGATAGACATTTATTATAAAATTTATCAAGAAGAAAGGAATAAAGAAAATGAAAAATAATATTAGATTATTAACAAAAGAAGAATTAAATAATTTTAAAGAAAAATACTCATTTGAAATTCAAGGGTTTTTTATAGTAGTTAAATGTAATGATTTTAATAGACCAACTCTTCATGATATTCATCATAATTTTTTCCTAAATCATAAAGGAAGAAAAATTATTATTAATTCTGATACTATTAAAATTTGGGATAGATATTATAAAGATATTCATTTAGTTGAATTACAAAATTTAGTTAATCAATTAACTATAATGTATCAAGATATAACTCCAGAAAATATAGAAAAATTATTAAAGAAAGGAAGTAATTAATTATGGAGAAAAAAATTAAATTATTCTGTTGGGGTCCTCCAGGAGTAGGAAAATCAGTATTTGCTTGTAAATTCCCTAAACCATTCTTTATTTGTACAGATGGAAATTATGATTGGTTAATTGAATTTGGAGCAAAAGAAGATGCACAATTTAGAGCAAATTCTTTTAAAGATTATGTAAAATTTATGAAGACAAATGATTTTACAAATTATGATACAATTGTTATAGATTTAGTAGAAGATTTGTTTAAAATGTGTGAACAAGAATGGTTAAAGAGAAATGAAATTGAACATCCATCTGATATGGGATGGGGTAAAGGATATGATGGACCAAGAAATGAATTCTTCATGGAAATTTCTAAATTATTAAATTTAGATAAAAATGTATTGTTATTATGTCATGGAGAAGTATTAGAAATTAAGAGAAAGAATGGAACTTCATATCATGTATATCGTCCATCTTCAAGACTTCCAGAAAAATTATTAGATATGATTGAAGGAAGAGTAAGATTTATGTGTAGAGCATTAGTTGTTACTGAAGAATTAGAAGATAAAAAAGTTAAAAAAAGATATTTACAAATTTCTTCAAACGAAGATACAGATTATATTAATGCAAGAGGAATTGACGAAGATAATTCACCTGAATTTATCCCATTAGAATATACTGCATTAATGAATTTAATTGATAATAAATCTTCAAAATTAAATTTATCCCCAGATGATATTGAAAAAATTAAAGAAGAAGATAAAGAAGAATTAAAATCAACTAAAGCTTCTAGAAAAAAAGAAGAATCTGTAAAGAAAGATACAAAAGTTTCTAAAAAAGAATTATTAAAACAAAAATCAGAAGAATTTGAAGAAAATACTGAAGAAGTTAAAGAAGAAGTTAAAGAAGAAGTTGAAGAAAATAAAGAAGATAAATTAGCTAAATTAAAAGCTAAATTATTAAAGAAAACTTCTGAAGATGAAGAAAAATCTGAAACTGTAATTGATACTCCGACATTTGATAAAATGATTGAAGAAGCAAATGAAGAAGTAGTAGAACCTATTAAAGAAGAAGTCAAAGAAGAACCAAAAATTCAAACAAAAGAAGAAAGATTAGCAGCATTAAAAGCTAAACTTAGGGGAGGAAAATAATAATGTCAGAAGATAAAGAATTAAAAGAATTATATAGTAATGTCAATTCTATTTTAAAGAAAATAAATGTTAAAGATATTGACCCTGAAAAAGATTTTGATAAAAATCCAGATGGGTATTATTTAACAGAAGTAGTATCATTAGAAGTTTGTACTTCTAAAAAATCTGGAAATTTACAAGTAGCAGGACAATTTAAAATTGTTGAAAATGGAATTGGAGTAAATGTAGATGATGATGGAGAACAAGATTTCTTTGAACTTAAAAATACAAAAGGTAAAACTATTTTCAAATATTATCCAATGACTGATGAAAGTCAAGTTACAAAATTAATCAAAGATATGTTAAAATTCACTGATGAAGATGGTAAATCAATTTTAGATGAAGAATATTTTAGTGATATTGAAATTATGAAAGAAGCTTTATCTATTTTAACTGAAGAAAGAATTTACATTCATTTATATTCTTATACAAATAAAACTACTAAAGAAACTAATCAAAATTCAAATTTAATTACTTGGAAACGTGCTAGTGATATTGGATTAATTGATTAATTATGAATGCATTAGATTTTCTATTAAACATTGTTAACAATGAAAATTTATTAAATTATAATTTTAAATATTGTTTGGTCAATGAAAAGAAAATCCCATACACTTTATCTGGTAGTATTGCTAAACCAAATCATATTGAAGATTTTGTAACAATTGATAATTTCTTAGAAAAAATAGATGATATTGATAAATATGCAGGAATAGGAATATCTATTCAAGGAAGTAATATTTCTGCAATAGATGTAGACCATTGTTTTTCTAAACCTTTTGATTTATCAACTGGAGATGAAAGAGCTAAAGATGTATTATGGTTATTTAAATATAATTATGTTGAATTTAGTTTTTCTGGAACTGGATTAAGAGTTTTCTTTATAACACCAAAAAATTTATTATCTGATTATACACAACATTATTACATTAAAAATTCAAATTACAACATAGAATATTACAATCCTGAAAATTCTTACCGATATGTTACAATAACTGGGAAAACTTTAATCAATAATAATATAGAAGAAGTAGATGAAAAATCTTTTAAAATTTTTCTAGATAAATATATGAAAAGAAATAACCCTATATCAATTAGTAAAAAAGTTGAAGTAGAAAAACAAGATTTAGAAATATTAAAGAAAAAATTAAGAAAACAATTGTTAATTAATGGAAGTTTTCAAGAAATTTGGTTTAGCAAAGCTCCAGGAAGTAATAGTAACGAAAGTGAATTAGATTATTTTTTGATTAAATTTATTTATGATAATATTACTAAAAACAAAGAAAATGTAAAAGAATTATTTGAATTAAGTCCATATTTTAATAGCAAAGATAGTAAACATAAATATAAATGGAATTATAATAATTTTAGATATTTTGAATATATTTGGGAAAGGATATAAAATATGAAAAGACCAAGCTGGCAAGAAACATTTTTTTCAATTGCAAAAATAATTTCTTTAAGGTCTAAAGACCCTCATACAAAAGTAGGAGCAGTTCTTGTAAAAAACAATTGTATTATAGGAACTGGTTATAATGGTGACCCAAGAAATTTTAAATATGAATTTAATTGGAATACAGAAGAAAAATATAAATATGTAATTCATGCTGAAATGAATGCTATAGCAAATGCATGTTACAATGGATGTGAAGTTAAAGATAGTGAAATGTATTTAACATTATCTCCATGTAACGAATGTATTAAATTATTAGTTCAATTTGGTGTTAAGAAAGTATATTTTTTAGAAAAATATAGAGATTATCAATTAACAGAACATATTGCTAAAAATTCAAATTTAGAATTGATAGAGGTAAAATTATGATATTAGTTATAGATGGTTTACAATTAGCAGGAAAAAGTACTTTAATTGAAAAATTAAAAGATTATAAAAAAATGAAATTTGATTTTTCTCGTTATTCTAGAGAATTTGATATTAATCCTGGTAATATAGGAGCATTTCAATTAGGAAAAGATTTAGCTTTATTATATTCTTTAAAATCATTACATAGAAAAAATCAAAAAATAGTTTTAGATAGAGGAGTATTTTCTAGTATATATTATTCATTATTATATAAAAGATTAAATGAAGAAGATATATTAAATTTATTAGATATTATACAAGAAGAATTTAATTATGAAGAAATAAAATATATTTTTATAATACCAAAAAGAGGATTGAATTTAAATCTTGAAAGAAATAAACATGATAGTTATGATGATTTAGAAAAAGAAATTGATAATAATATTTTAAATTTTATAAAAAATGAATGTGAAAAAAGAAATATAAATTTAATTATATTTATAAATGATTTTTCTAAAAGTGTTAATTTTAATTCTGAAAGATTAAAGGAAATGATAAAATGAATACAACAGAAGTAAAATTAAAAGGAATTATAAAATCTTTCGATGATTTATATAAATATGCATACAAACAATTTGTTGAATACGAAAAACTTGAAGGAATAGATGATTGGAAGAAATATGATTTTTCAATAGATTGTGCAGAAGACCAAATGAAATTTAAAGATATGCTTCAAATAAGATGTATAGAAGAATTAACAGAAGCAACTCATGCTTTAGATGATAATAATCATTTTTATGAAGAAATAACAGATTCACTTAATTTCTTTTTATCAGCATATTGTATGTTAGGTATAGATTTCAATTCTTTAGAAAATCCAGAAAGAATATTGTCATTTTCACAAAATGAATATATTAATTTGAATAAAAAATTTGATATCATAAAAATATGGTTTTATGATATAATAAATTGTATAGGAAATCTTTGTAATTTATTAAAAAATCGTCCCTGGACTCAATCTAATTATTTAGTATCAATGTTAGATTTTAATGAAAGATTAAATGAATTATGGATAACTTTCTGGGATATTTTATCAAAAATAGGATTAAGTAAAGAAAAAATATTTGAATTATTTGAAAGAAAATATTTAGTAAATAAATGGAGAATTGAAACAGGATATTAATTATGAGAATATATAAAACTATAAAAGATGCATTAAATGAAACCTTTAGAGATTTAAAAGTAAGGGGAATTTCAGTAGAATGTAATTCTTACCAAGATAAAAAATTAACTGGAGAAGATAGATTTGTAAAAGAATTAACTGGAGTTGCATTTAAAATTGATAAACCTTTACTTAATAGAGATGATGCTATAAGATATGTTTTTAAAGATGAATCTGATAAAATTATAAAATATTGTAAACAAGAGATTAAAGATAGATGTAGTGGTAAACCATTAAATCCAGGTAATTCTTATAAAATTAGACAAGATATGTGGAATAAATTTTTAGAAAATAATCATAAATTCTCATATCAATATGCAGAAAGAATTTGGACTAATCAACAATTTGAAAATGTTATACAATGTTTGATTAATGATAGTGGAACTAGACAAGCAGTTCTTTCGATTTGGAATTCAGATAAAGATATGATGTCTTCTAAATTAGGAGGGGGTAATCGTATACCATGTTCATTAACATATCAATTTGTTATAAGAAATAATAGACTCCATTGTATTTATTCAATGAGAAGTAATTCTGCAATAGAACATTGTCCAATAGATTTATATTGTGCTTCAGGATTAATGGAATATGTAGTAAAAAGATTAACTAATTATTATCCAGGAATAAAAATTGGTTCACTTACTTATGTATGTGGTTCTTTACATGCATTCCATTGGAATTTAAAAGAATTAATATTATTCTAATGATTATTAGAAAGTGTTAATTAATAATTATATCAATTAAAAAAGATAACACTCTTATAAATCACTTTTAGAAAGGAATTAATAAATATATGAAAGTAAAATTAATTAAAAATGCTTATATGCCTAAAAATGGAAGAGCTGGAGATGCTGGTTATGATTTTTATCTTTTAGATAAAGTAATAATTAAACCAAGACAACAAGTAGTAGTTGATACAGGAATTTGTGTAGAATTACCTGAACATCATGCAGCTTTATTTGAATTAAGAAGTTCTATTTGTAATAAATATAAAAATTTAATTTTAAAGAATCCTTTAGTAGATAGTAATTATAGAGGAGAATTACATTTAATTCTTTATAATGATAGTTTCTTTAAAAAAATTAAATTTGATAAAAATGAAAGAGTAGCATCATTATTTGTTTTTCCAGTTTATGATAAACCTTTAGTTAATGTCAAAGAATTAAGTGAAAGTAATAGAAATTCATCTTGGAATGGTAGTTCAGGTAAATAATTATGAATTTGATTATATTTGACTTTGAAGTGTTCAAATATGATACTCTTTTAGGAATGTTAGTTTTAAATGAAAATAATAAACATGAATTAATTCAAACTTGGAATTTAGATTTTATAAAAAGTTATTTTGATGAACATCAATTAGATTCTATATTCATTGGATATAATTCTAAATTTTATGATAATTGTATTTTAGAAGCAATCATTAAAAATAAAAATCCATATGAAATAAGTAAAAAATTAATTTCTGACGAAGAAGCTATTTGGTGTAATTTAAAATTTTATCATTATGATGTAATGAATACTGGATTTGAAACCCAAATTTCTTTAAAATTAACAGAATTAATTTCTGGAGATAGTATTGAAACAACAGAAGTTGATTTTGATATTGATAGACCATTAACTGAAGAAGAAAAAAGAAAAGAAGAAAAATATAATTATGCTGACCTTATAAAAACAAAAGATAATTTTGAAAAATTATTTGGAAATTTCCTACTTAGATTAGGTATTATAGAAGATTGGAATTTAGATTTAATGAATTGTTTGGATATGACAGGAGCTCAAATTGCTTCAGAAGTATTATTAGCAAAAAAGAATAATTCTTTAGATAAAGAAAAAGTATTTCCTCAAATTTATGATACAATGAAAGTTAAAAATCAACAAGCAATTGAATTTTATTTACAAGAAAAATTCAGAAAAGATAAATATTTTGAAATTATAAAAATTGGTAATGTGGATTTAACTTTAGGAGCAGGAGGAATTCATGGAGCTATTAAAAAATGTTATTATCCAAGATTAATGTATTTAGATGTTTCTGGATATTATAATCTAGTAATGATATTATATAATTTATTATCTAGAACTATTCCTCAAGAAGGAAGAGAAAGATATATTATGATGTATGAACAACAATTAGAATTAAAGAAAGTTAATCCTAGTAGTCCTAAAAGAAAACAATTTAAAAAGTTATTGTTAGCAGTATTTGGAGCTCAAAATAGAAAAGGTTCTAAACTTTATGACCCATGGATTGGTTCTTTAGTTCCAGTAGTTGGGGAGATGTTTTTAATAGATTGGATGGAAAAAATTGAAGATTTATGTTTATTTGTAAATTGTAATACTGATGGTATTATGATATATCCTAATTCAGAAGAAGCAGAAAAAGAAATATTAATAAGATTAGATGAATTTCTTAAAAGAACTAAATTTGTTATCAAACCTAAATATATTTATGATTTATATCAAAGAGATGTAAATAATTATGTTTACAGAGATGAAAAAGGTAATTTAGAAACAAAAGGTGAAGTATTAGTAAATTATGAATTTTCTGATAAAACATATGCTTCAGGAGATATTTTTAATTGTAAAGAACCTTCTATAATAGCTAAAGGAGTAGTAAATTATTTAATGTTTAATCAATCTCCAGAAGAAACTGTTGATAAGTATAAAGAAGATTTAAGATTATTTCAATTTGCATGTAAAAAAGGTAAATATAAATATCTTACTTATGATATAATATATAATGATAATACTAAAGAATCTTTTAATATTCAAAGTCCATCTAGAGTATTTGCTCTTAATTCAGATGTTGAAAAAGGTATGGTTTATAAACATGATTTAGATAGGAAATCTAAAGTGTCAAATTTACCTTCTAATGTATTTGTTTATAATGATAGTATAATTAATAAATATGAAGAATTAAAGGAAATTATAGATTGGAATTACTATGTTGATAGAATTTATGAAAGAATAGAAAGTTTTATATCTTAGGAGAAATTTATGGATAATCGAAACAAAAATGTAGAAAGAGAAATTGATAAAATTTATAATGCAGTATTTAAAAAAATATTTAACGAAGCAAAAAAAGAAAATGTTATTTATGATAAATCTAAATTAAAAGAATTAATTTTAAGATTTGATAATACAAGAAAATATAAAAAATTCTGTAAAGAATTTGCTAAACAATTAACGAAAAAAGGTTTAGCTAATAATAGAAGAATTTGGAAAAAATATTATCAAGCAGCTAAAGAAAATCATACTATCTCTATTCCTAAAAATTATAGTGAATTTGAAATGGGATTATATAAAAAAATAATTCTTCATAATTTTAGGTTAATTAAATCAATCCCTAAAGATATAATGGAAGTATATCAATATAAATATATTAATGCTCTTGAAGGTCAGGTATTAGAAGGAAAATTAGGAAGAAAAACATTTGAAAAAGTATTAAAAGAATCTGGAGCAACAAAAGCAAAATTAATAGCAAGAACAGAGTCAGCTAAACTTCAAACTGCAATAACAGAAAATAATTCTAAAGATTTAGGTTCAGTATGTTATAGATGGAGAGCTTCTAATGATAAAAGAACTCGTCCTTCTCATAAAGCAATGAATAATGTAATTGTATTTTGGAGAAAAGATGATGAAAAACCTATTCTTGATAATATGCAAGGTAATGCTGGGGAATTTCCTAATTGTAGATGTGACACTCAACCTATTTTTGATGAAGATGATTTAGATGGAGTAAATTTTAAAGTTTATGATTATAGAATTCATAAAGTAGTAGATATGTCAAGAGAAAGATTAATTACTTGTATACAAAATAAAAAAATCATTTAAAGGAGGTAATTAAAAATGATGAAGTATACTTATAAATTCGAAGAAATGATTGATGCTAGAAAAGAAGCTATTGAAAATTTAGAAAAACTTAAAAATGAACAAACAAAATTAGTAACAGTTTTAAAAGAACATGATGAAAAAGAAAAAGATGAAAAGTTAAAATTTACTGAAATTATTGAAGATATTAATAAAAAGATTGAAGAAGAAAATAATACTATTGAAATGTATAAAAAACAAAATGCTTCTACAACAAGTTTAGTCTTAACATTAAAGAGAGTTGATAAAGAAACTTGTAAGGTAGTAGAAGAAGTTTTAGATGAAATTGGATTATTTAAAACTCCAGAACAACCTAAAGAAGAAGTAAAAGAAGAAAAATAATTTATGAATGCTTTGGAAAAAAAGATTTATCGAGAAATTTATCGTAGAAGTCTTTATGAATTTGTTAAAGATTTTTGGAATGAAGCTGACCCTGATAAATTTATCGATGGTAAATTAATTCAAATATATTGTGAAATATTTCAATTCATGTGTAAACCATGGATTGGATATACTGAACCAAATGTTGATTTACCTAAATTTCCAAAAGATGCAAAAGTTATTGATATTAGAAAATGTAAACAACAAAAATTAAATTTGAATGTTCCTCCAAGACATACAAAATCAATGATATATAATGTTGAAGCTCCTGTATGGTTTTGGAGTTTCTTCCCTATAAAAGCAGCTTCAATTTCCCATACTGGAGATTTATCTAGTAAAATGAATTCTAAAAGACAATCTATTATTAATTCTCAAAGATATAAAGAATTATTTAATATAAAACTTGTTGCAAATAGTAATTCATTTATTAAAGATGAAAGAGGAGGAGAATTATATTCTGTTAATAGAAATTCATTTACTGGATATGGTGGAAACATAATTATTAATGATGACTTGACTAATGCAGAAGCAGCTAAAAAAGATAAAGAAGAAATGGAAAATGCATGGAGTTATTATAGAAATACCATGCCTTCTCGTATTAATGATATTGAAAAATATGTTATAATGAATATTCAACAAAGATTAGCTCCTAATGATATTAGTGGAAGAATTCAATCAGACCAAAAATTATCACAAGAATATATTCATATTGTATTTCCAGCTCAATTTTCTCAAGAAACATTTTTCATTTGTCCTATAAGTGGTGAAATAATTCATTGGAATAAAGGTGATTATTTATGGCCAGAAAGATTTGGAAATTATGAATCATTAAGAATTGATGTTGGTGAAAGTACTTGGAATTCACAATATTTACAAAATCCTATAGCTGGTGATAAAACTATAATTAAAGATGATATGATTATAGAAAAGAATTATGTAGATTGTCCTACTATAGAAAATGCCGATGTTATATATGCTTCTCATGACTTTCCTGTTAAAGATAAAGAAACTTCTGACTTTTTAGGTTCTATACTTGGTTACAAAGTAGGAGGAACTTTATATATAATTGATTGTCTTGAGAAAAAAATGGCATTTAAAAAATCAGTTGATTATGTAAAAGGTATAGAAGACATGTATCCTGGAACCATTCAAATTATAGAAGATAAAGCAAATGGTTCTCCAATTATTCAACAATTACAAGATGAAATAGCTGGAATTCAAGCATTTCAACCTGGTACTCAATCTAAAACTCAAAGACTTGAATCTGCTTCATTATATATGACAAATGTAGTATTTGTTCAACAAAATTATGATAAATTTACAAGTTC